CAGCAATATAAAATGTTGATGTTTTTTAAGAATAGTCTATGATATTGACATGATAACAGAAGTTAAGATTGACTTATTAACGTATGAGGTAGATGCAATTGGACATTGTACCAATTGTTTCTGCACCATGGGAAGTGGCATTGCGAAACAAATAAAACTGCAGTTGCCAGAGGCTTATCAGGAGGATTTAAAGACCCAATCTGGTGACAAAACCAAGTTTGGTAAGTTCTCCGTGGCCACAATCACCAAACCAAACATTGAAACCAAAATCAAGTTTGTCTACAATTTGTATGGTCAATACTACTACGGTAAGGATAGTCGAAAATTGAACTATGAGTCGATTTACACGGCTATGGAGGGAATGAGAAAAGACTGTGTGGGTAAACCAATAAAATCTATCGGGCTACCTAAGAACATGGGTTGTGCATTAGCTGGTGGTGATTGGAATGTAGTCAACGCAATGATTCATTCCATCTTCGATGATGCGCCGTTTGAGGTTTACATTTGTGAATACACTAAATAATATGGCCAAAATACTCAAAACAAAATCAATTTATTATAACGACATAAATTTGATTGCACAACCGGCTAATCCAAATTTCACAAGTCGTGATTTGGTTCCAAAAGAACTACATAGAATTATCGTATCTCCAATGGATGCGGTAGTTGGTCCAGATTTCGCAAAAGCTGCGTCGGATTTGGGTCTGACGGTGTGTATTCATAGATTCTGCACTCCCGAAATTCAACTTGAAACATTCCGTAAAACCAATGGTTCCAATGTCTATGTCAGTATTGGATTGGATGATTGGGATAGAGTTGAAAAGTTCAAGGATACAACAACTAATTGGTTAATTGATTGTGCAAATGGGTATTTACACAAAATCAAAAACGTCATATATGAACTTCGTACCAGAGCCAATGTTTCCAACTTGATGTTGGGAAATATTCATTCTGCAGATGGAATCCGAATGTATAAAGAGTTCGATAATTGTGGTTTTAACATCCTTTTTCGTGTCGGTATCGCGGGTGGAAGTGCATGTTCAACGAGTGATGCAACTGGTGTAAATAGAGGAAATATCACTGAAATTATGGAGTGTGCAGAAGAAGCTGATTTGTATGAAAACTTCTACATTGTCGCTGATGGTGGTATTAAAAATGGTAATTATGCGGCAAAAGCATTCGGTGCAGGAGCAGATTTTGTTATGTTGGGTGGATTTTTCGGAAAGGCATTAGAGGCACAAACTAACGTCAGTAAAGATGGAACTTTTTGGGGTGGTGCGAGTCACAAACAACAGGAAAGATACAACACTGGTCGAATTAGACATAGTGAAGGTAAGGTTTACACTGTCGATGGCACCAAGATTCCATTAAAGGATTTGATGTTCGGAGAAACAGGACTTTGGGGTGGATTATCAAGTATTGTTAGCTATTCCGGTCATTTGACATTGAGTGATTTCATTGGAAATGGTGTATTTGAAATCAAGGAAAACAGTCTACCACCGGGAGATAGAAGATGAAAACATCTCATATGGCTTCGAAATTAAGTCATCATTATAACGCAGGTGGTTATTTTAAACCAACTACGTTATGGACACCGGAAGAGATAGAAGAAAATGGCTTTTACTTTTTACCATGTCATAATTTTTTACAAGATTTGAATGATTTGGAGAATCAACAAAAAATGGTTTGTTCGGAAACTATAGAAATAACGCTACTAAGAAAGATATTCCATTTAATTTGACAAATGAAGAAATGGAAAACATGTTTTCATCAAAGTGTTTTTATTGTGGAAGAATGCCGTATAGAACCATACAGAAAAAAAATTGTTACGGTCATTATATTTGTAATGGTATAGATAGAAAAGATAATTTTAAAGGATATACGATAGAAAATTGTGTCTCTTGTTGTATCGAGTGTAATTTTATAAAAAATAAATATCACATAGACGATTTTATAAAATTAGTTAGAATGATTTATGATAATACAAAATCATTGAGTTTGTAATATTTAAACATCACATCGAATTTTATCAAATTCCAAACCATGTTTCTTACACAATTCATTACATTTAGTATATGCTGAGAATGCTTCTTGTGTATTTGGACTCTTACTCAACGCTTTCAATTTTTTGATTTTATCGAACATTTCGAGAGTTACATCACCATAGAGATACATACCCATATTAGGTTGTTTCGATTCATATTCATTGTGTTGTAAATGACCCGTCTCTTTATTATATTGTTCTTCCAAGATACGAACGTCTTTACCTAAATCTTTATCTTCTCGTAACACCTCTAATAACGACTGACTACCTTGTGGGTCATCACGTAACATAAAGTAGAGGAAGTTAAGAATAGGCGTCTCTCTGGTAGGAATAAAGACAGCTGTACAAATTTCTTCCGGTTTCAACCCTTTACGTTTACCCTCTTCCAACAACAATCTCTTCTTTTCCGTTCCCGTCTCAATCTCAGTGTCGTATTTCTTATTATACTCTTGTGCCGAATAACCGAGGTTTGTTCTATCCCGCTGAGCCTCTTTCGTTTTATTTGCGAGATATTCTTTGTATTTGGTATCGTTAAAAATGTTCATAACTTATCATATATATGTCGAACCTATCATTGGATATTTTTTATTTTTCGTTTGTGGTATTTTACCGTCGTCATTCCAAGATTATATTTAGTAGACAATTCAACAACGGTCAGTAACCCATCTTTTATATCCTGATATAAAAGTGGTTTAATTGTTTTCATCCTAGATTTACTTTCTTTTATACGTAATTTACATTCGTCGGTCATTTTACCAACCACTCTACCGGATAGATTATTGGAATATACGTAATTTATTTTTCGATTTCTCAACTTCTCAATTCTTTCTTGATACTTTTGCGGACCTTCACTTCCATATTTTTCAATAAACCAATTACGTGTAAATCGTCCCTTGGCTTTTCTTTTTTGGATAGAAATAGAATCATTTGAGTGACGTTTTCCAAACATCGGATTATTTTCACCTGAACAAATGGTTTTCATTTTCTCAATAAACTGTTCTTTATTTGGATTGTTAGTGATGTTGTCTCCACCACTTGCGGTGGAACAAATGTTATATCCCACGTCTCTTAAATATGGTTTAAATGTATCCAAGTAAAATTGTTCTCTAATAATCAACTGACCCAAATCCACCAGTTCTATTACATCAAACCGGAATTTACCCTCCCCATATAAATTCCACGCATTTTGTAATTTTTGATTTACATGACAACCATCATTAAGATTTCGACGGTGTTCCACCCACCGACCATCAATGTTTTTAGATGACCCTATATAAAAACGGTGGGTTTCAACATTTGTTATTTTATAAATACCACTAATCATTGACCATAAATATCAAGAGTTCTATGGAAAGGTTAAAATTTAAACAAAAAAGAGCCTCCAAAAAGGAGGCTCTCTGTATTTAATTATTCGTTATTGATTACACGTAGTTCAAGTCGGCAATCAAGATTCGGCCATAAAATTCTGGGCGAACTACCTTCTTAGCATAACGAGTCATGACACCACGACGAGGCGTGAAGTTCACTGGATCGTAAACCAATGGAGTTTGAACCAATGGGATGTATGGGCTGTAAACAGCACCGGTTTCGAGGAAGTTATTTCCACGGAAACCAACCAAGATTTGGTTTTCAACCATGTATGGGTTCTTGTAAACTTGGAAACGGTTAGCGAAGCTACCGACCTTACTTACACCCATCGCGAATTTAGCACTATCACCGTCAGTGTTGACCATGAAGCCAGGGATACATTCCAAGACAGTAGCAACATCGGGACTTACGACCACGAAGTTAGCACCACCACGGAGAGTCAATTGGTGAATCTTGTTAGATACCTTTTGGATCTTGTTACCGAGCGTTTGGAACCATGTGGATTTGACATACGCGGTTCTGTTTGCTGCGGAATCTTCGATACGGGTGAACGAAGCGTTACCACTTGCGTCAAGCGTTCTGGTGAATTCCGTACCAATCTTAGCAGACCATGCTTCGGTGGTGGCACCGGGAGCGGAGGTCAATAACATGTCGAGGATTTCGAGGTCGATTTCCATCGAGACATATTCACTCAAGAGAGCAGTCAATTCTGCTTCTGCGTCAATGCTGTGGTAAGCGTTCAAGTCTTGTGCGAGTTCTGGAGTCCAGACTGCTTTCAACTTACGGGTCTTAGCCACGATTGGTTCGCTCTTGAGTTCCAAGTTGACTTCTGGAATACCAATGTCAACACCTGCGTTAATACCAGAGTTAGCACCACTTCCGCTAAACGGATATTTGTCTTCGAAGTCACCACGGGTTGCATCACTTGGTTGTAAGCTACCAGAGACAACGACTGTCGAAGCAGCCAAGTCCAAGGATGACGTTACAACTGCTTCAACTACATAGTATGGAGAAGCTGCGGAACCAGTGTTATATACCTTCGTGAATTGACCCAACACGTTCAAGTCAACGGATTCGGAGAAGAAGGTGAAACTTCTTACTGCGGTTGTATCCCAACGAGCTGCGTTAGAACCGAGGTTCCACGTAATCTTTTGGTAATCACCGGCAACTGCACTTGCAGAATAGTCGGCATCATAGTTCACTGCGGACCATGCGGTTAAATCGACAGCCAAGGATGAGGATGCTGCGGTAACGACGGAAGACGTTGGGTTAATGGTATAACCGAAACGACCAGCACCGTATAGACCGTTGGTAGCGCTATCGGTAGAACCGAGCTTCTTCAACGTACCACCGAACAACGAATCACCTTCGGTGTGCCCCCCACGGGTATTACCGTATTTGAAGTCGAGATAGAAAATCAAACCGCTTGGGAGATTCATTGGTTGAACCGAGACGAATTCCTTTGCTGCGATTTCTGCGAACACACGGCGAACCAATGGAAGAGCAACCCCTGCCCATTGTTCACTGTTGGTAGAAGTACCCGTTGAGGTAGCTTCCTTGATCAATTGTTGTGCTTGGTTTTCAAGCAAAACAGACATTTGTGCCTTCTCGACACCTTTCAAACCTTCGAGCAAACCGGTTTTTTCCCATTTGCCTTGCAAACCACGTGTTTCTTCCAATAAACGATTCATTGGACTAACGTTGCTTGTCAACAATTCTTTAATTTCATTCATAGTATTTGTATTTGTTAAACTAACATTTACGCTTTTTAAATTTACTTCTTGATACCAGCGAGTTTTTGGAATCTTGAAACCGTTTCGTTAATCGGAGCACTGACGATTTTCTCGGCAGGCTTGGTTGTTCCAGTTGATTGTGATGCGAAGCCTTCAGCAATCGTGGTCTTTTGGCTTGGGGCCTTCTTCACTTTGCTAAGATTAAATGCTTCTGACAAATTATTGTAGGTCAATTTAACTTCACGAACGGACTTAGTTAAGTCGAACGCTTCAATAATCTTCATTTTTTGTGAGTTATCAAATGCGTGTGCTTTGAACAATTTGTTCGTATAAAGCAGTTTTGCATTCAATAGGTTCACTTCGTTGAGTTGGCTGCGTAAGAATTCAATAGTCTCGCAAGCCTCGGCAAATTGTTTTTTGGTTTCTTCAAGTTCTTTTTCTTTTTCTTCGTCTTTTTCTTCCTTCTCATCGGAATTTTCAGACAAACTTGAGAGTAATTCGTTTAAGTCGATTTCTTCATCGTCATCGTCTTTCTTTTCTTCCTCTTCTTCATTCAAACTAGCAATCATTGCTTCCAAGTTGAGGTCTTCAGCAGCTGGTGGTTCAGCTGGTGGTGGGACATCCGTTGGAGGAGCAGATGGTGGAGGAACTGGAGCACCTTGTGCGCCTGGTAATTGATCCGGTGCGACAACCATAACTGGAGCAGCAACTGTTTGAACGGTAGCTGGGTCAATTGGTGCGCCTGGGACTGGTGGAACTGGAGCAGCAGGAGCTGGAACGGAAGCATCAACCGGAGCATCAGATGCTGGTGGAACGTCTTCTTCGTTAATATCTTTATTCAACTCTGCCAAAATTGCATCAATGTCTTCTGAGGTGATTTCTTCACCTTCAGCAGCGTTATTGATTACACGTAGTTCAAGTCGGCAATCAAGATTCGGCCATAAAATTCTGGGCGAACTACCTTCTTAGCATAACGAGTCATGACACCACGACGAGGCGTGAAGTTCACTGGATCGTAAACCAATGGAGTTTGAACCAATGGGATGTATGGGCTGTAAACAGCACCGGTTTCGAGGAAGTTATTTCCACGGAAACCAACCAAGATTTGGTTTTCAACCATGTATGGGTTCTTGTAAACTTGGAAACGGTTAGCGAAGCTACCGACCTTACTTACACCCATCGCGAATTTAGCACTATCACCGTCAGTGTTGACCATGAAGCCAGGGATACATTCCAAGACAGTAGCAACATCGGGACTTACGACCACGAAGTTAGCACCACCACGGAGAGTCAATTGGTGAATCTTGTTAGATACCTTTTGGATCTTGTTACCGAGCGTTTGGAACCATGTGGATTTGACATACGCGGTTCTGTTTGCTGCGGAATCTTCGATACGGGTGAACGAAGCGTTACCACTTGCGTCAAGCGTTCTGGTGAATTCCGTACCAATCTTAGCAGACCATGCTTCGGTGGTGGCACCGGGAGCGGAGGTCAATAACATGTCGAGGATTTCGAGGTCGATTTCCATCGAGACATATTCACTCAAGAGAGCAGTCAATTCTGCTTCTGCGTCAATGCTGTGGTAAGCGTTCAAGTCTTGTGCGAGTTCTGGAGTCCAGACTGCTTTCAACTTACGGGTCTTAGCCACGATTGGTTCGCTCTTGAGTTCCAAGTTGACTTCTGGAATACCAATGTCAACACCTGCGTTAATACCAGAGTTAGCACCACTTCCGCTAAACGGATATTTGTCTTCGAAGTCACCACGGGTTGCATCACTTGGTTGTAAGCTACCAGAGACACCGACTACCGAACCAGCCAAGTCCAAGGATGACGTTACAACTGCTTCAACTACATAGTATGGAGAAGCTGCGGAACCAGTGTTATATACCTTCGTGAATTGACCCAACACGTTCAAGTCAACGGATTCGGAGAAGAAGGTGAAACTTCTTACTGCGGTTGTATCCCAACGAGCTGCGTTAGAACCGAGGTTCCACGTAATCTTTTGGTAATCACCGGCAACTGCACTTGCAGAATAGTCGGCATCATAGTTCACTGCGGACCATGCGGTTAAATCGACAGCCAAGGATGAGGATGCTGCGGTAACGACGGAAGACGTTGGGTTAATGGTATAACCGAAACGACCAGCACCGTATAGACCGTTGGTAGCGCTATCGGTAGAACCGAGCTTCTTCAACGTACCACCGAACAACGAATCACCTTCGGTGTGCCCCCCACGGGTATTACCGTATTTGAAGTCGAGATAGAAAATCAAACCGCTTGGGAGATTCATTGGTTGAACCGAGACGAATTCCTTTGCTGCGATTTCTGCGAACACACGGCGAACCAATGGAAGAGCAACCCCTGCCCATTGTTCACTGTTGGTAGAAGTACCCGTTGAGGTAGCTTCCTTGATCAATTGTTGTGCTTGGTTTTCAAGCAAAACAGACATTTGTGCCTTCTCGACACCTTTCAAACCTTCGAGCAAACCGGTTTTTTCCCATTTGCCTTGCAAACCACGTGTTTCTTCCAATAAACGATTCATTGGACTAACGTTGCTTGTCAACAATTCTTTAATTTCATTCATAGTATTTGTATTTGTTAAACTAACATTTACGCTTTTTAAATTTACTTCTTGATACCAGCGAGTTTTTGGAATCTTGAAACCGTTTCGTTAATCGGAGCACTGACGATTTTCTCGGCAGGCTTGGTTGTTCCAGTTGATTGTGATGCGAAGCCTTCAGCAATCGTGGTCTTTTGGCTTGGGGCCTTCTTCACTTTGCTAAGATTAAATGCTTCTGACAAATTATTGTAGGTCAATTTAACTTCACGAACGGACTTAGTTAAGTCGAACGCTTCAATAATCTTCATTTTTTGTGAGTTATCAAATGCGTGTGCTTTGAACAATTTGTTCGTATAAAGCAGTTTTGCATTCAATAGGTTCACTTCGTTGAGTTGGCTGCGTAAGAATTCAATAGTCTCGCAAGCCTCGGCAAATTGTTTTTTGGTTTCTTCAAGTTCTTTTTCTTTTTCTTCGTCTTTTTCTTCCTTCTCATCGGAATTTTCAGACAAACTTGAGAGTAATTCGTTTAAGTCGATTTCTTCATCGTCATCGTCTTTCTTTTCTTCCTCTTCTTCATTCAAACTAGCAATCATTGCTTCCAAGTTGAGGTCTGCATCAACTGGTGGTGGGACATCCGTTGGAGGAGCAGATGGTGGAGGAACTGGAGCACCTTGTGCGCCTGGTAATTGATCCGGTGCGACAACCATAACTGGAGCAGCAACTGTTTGAACGGTAGCTGGGTCAATTGGTGCGCCTGGGACTGGTGGAACTGGAGCAGCAGGAGCTGGAACGGAAGCATCAACCGGAGCATCAGATGCTGGTGGAACGTCTTCTTCGTTAATATCTTTATTCAACTCTGCCAAAATTGCATCAATGTCTTCTGAGGTGATTTCTGCATCTTCGATGAATAATCCATCGACAGGATCAGGCGCGAGAGGAATCTCAGTTCCTTCTTCTTCATCAGTTCCTTCTTCTTCACCCAACTCTTCTTTTAATTTTTCAGCCATCAAACGGGCCATTCTTGGAGCGAAAGCTTCTTCGAGGGACGCTTTAGCATTTGCGAGTGCGCTTGCACGAACTGCTTTTGCATCAGCGATAGCTTCTTTAAATAATTCTGAACTCATATGTTTTAACTTTTGGTTATTTTTGTGAAGTTATTATAGAACTTCAATGAAGTGTGTAAAATTCGGAACAATATATGAATAATATTGTATTCGTTGTATAAATATAATTAAAAATACAAAAACGTTAAATTTTATTTAGTTGGCGATTGAGGTTGGCCAGATTGTTGATTATTTTGTGGATCATCAATATCAAAATACATTTCGAGTTTTTTACCAATATCCTCATATAAAGCCTCTAATTGTTGTTCTCGAATTTGAACTTCTTTAGCTAATTTACCAAATTGTTCTGAGTATTTTTTTATTTCTTGATAATGTCTCTTTACAGTGTTTTCTTCAAACCAATCACCACATTCGTTGATAGCATATGCTTCAGACAAATCGGCAATTTCTTGTAAATTTTTAGCAACTTCGGTAATTTTCGTTTCACGATATACAGATTTACCATATTCATTGTAACGAGCAACCATTGTTACCAGTTTCTTTTTTTCATCCACTGACATTTTAGGAGTTTTATCCTCTTTACCTTGTGACGATTGTGGAGCCACTGGTGCTGTTGGTTTGACCGGATTTCCGTCAATATTCATGCCTTCCAAAAGTTTTTTCAATTGTATCATACGATTATAAATAGTTAAAATTTTCCAAATAGGTCGTGAATCCGATGCATCAACTTTGTGTGATATCGGAATATCTCCGTTTTTGTTTTTTGATTGTTTATGGTTGGTTCTAAATACCAACCATCTTTTTTACGGTAAACTTTGAATTTAACCTTTTTTTCTTTACCGAGAAAGTCCTCCAACTGTTCAAATGACATGGAATATGCATCATCAACCTCAAAACCAAGGTCATTTAACATCTCCCATTCATGGATTAACCAATCATCGGGTGGAATGTAATCGGTTTGAATAGCACTTTTTAATGTTAACTTATTCATTTGATATTCAATTCCTTTACAATGTAATTCACAAAATTAAATAACGCATGTTCATCACCTCTAGGATTGATAGGTCTACTTATTTTGATTATTATAGTATCCTTCTCAACTTTCTCTGGTTGTGGTGCGGGTGTAGGACTTACGGCCGACGCCACATCAACATCGTCAGCACTCAAATTCACCGGTCTACGATCTGGACAACATAACGCTACAAAAACGGGTTTAGGTTGTAATTTTTTTATTACCACCATTTGCTTATTATTACCATTTGTCTGTTCCGTCGCACTATACTTGATTTGAGTTGCGGAAGATTCATCGGGTTTAATATCCAATGTTTGTAAAATGTCTATTTCATCTCGCGTGAAAGGTTGACCAACATTTTCTGGTTTGTTTACAAAATCATCAAAGTTATCCTGCGCCTTAACATTCTTAACAACGGGATTTTCGGCTTCCTCGGAAAGAAATTCCCGTATCAACCCCTTCAATATTTGTTTACCACTATTGTCATTTATCATGATTGTTATTTAATTTCCGATAAAATGTCTCGAATAATATCATCCACTTTGGTCCACTTATTATCAATTGGATTAATTACATTCCTCGTTACCGACTCATTCATTGGAGCCTTTTGAGACATAAATGCCCCAATGGTGCTAGGATTGCTAACAAAATCAAACGCAATTAAACTAAAATCGTCGTTCACTTCTACGGTGCTTTCATTAACCTTCTTCACCGTTCCAGCACCACGACTAGAAATTCCCAAGGTGATTCCACATTTCAACAATTCTTTCAAAATATTACCGCTTGGAGTAGTCAAAATTTCCACTTCACCCATCAATTCTTTACCATTCCACCATGTTCTGAGTATGTTATGACTAACGTTTTTTAAATTCACAACTTCACTGTCTGGATGGTCTAATTCACCCATTGCACGTTTTTGTTGAACAAAATTTTGATTATACTTTTCAACTTCACGTTGTAATATTTCAAAAGGATACACTCGACCATTTTGATTTTTTGACTCCGCACGTTGTAAAATACCACTAACACACATTTTACCATCAGCCGCTGACTCGTTTAATGTTTGTTTAAACTCGAATGGAATACATTCTATCAATAATTCTTTCATATTAGTTAGCAATTTGTTTTTCAAGAGGGGTTGTAGGAGCTACTGGCGCTACTGGAGCTACGGCTGTTGGAACAGCAGGTTGCGATACACCAGCTTGTGTAGCATTCGACATAATTTTTAATGGAATGGCTGTATTTACAAAAAATTGTTTATCCTTTTCTTGACGACCAGATTCAGCCCCATGTAAAATCAACTTATAATCGTCTTTACCATAATAATCTTCCAAAGTGACTACATCCACTCTTACATTATACATTTTTTCAGCTTGACCATATCCTTTACTAGCCTGTGCCTGAACATTTTTACCCGCTAATTTCTGTGTTAAATTTTGACGAAATTTTTGTTCCAATGAATATTCGGTTGACGCCATTGCTTGTTTTAAAGATTGTACATCTTTGGACGCATCGTATGAAGCTTCTTCATTTAATTTCTCATATTCCTCTTCGACCGTTTCATCAATGTCTTTTACGGGTTTATAACCCAACTTTTCACTACCTTTAGTTGCCGCGTTTTTACCTGCACCTTTACGACTAAACGCAAATGGTGTCTGATAACCAGCCACTGAACCAGTGGAGGTCATTTCTTTCAAGATTTCACTAACAATCTTTTTTATTGCTGATTTAATGTCCTTCATATTATTTCAATCCGGCTTTGATTTCTTTAATCAATTCATATGAGAGTAACAACAACATGACGTGATTATCTTTAACACCCTTACTCAAATTTATCTTATTTAACTGATTATTTACTTCGTTAATTTTGATGCGGATAATTTGTGAATCAATATTTGGAGATAAATCTTCCAATTCTTTTTGAATTTTACTCTTTTCTTCCGCAATAAATGTAGAAATATGTGTTGTGTTAGACACTCCGTTGATATATTCCTTCAACATTCTCTTCTGACTTGAATCTAAGGAGTTGTATTTACTGTTGAGTTTTTCAACCAAGAATTTATATGCCAATAAACGAACTTCTTCACTTTCCTTTCTGTAATACTCCAACAATTCATCGTCTTTAACCTGATTATCCTTCTTATTGACAACTAAATTTTCCAATAAGAAGGATTTGGCTTTAACTACATCTTCAATTCTAAAACTGTTTGATTCGATGTGATTTTCAAATACTTTGTAGATAGATGCGTGAACTTTATAATTTTTAATACTCGATTTTAGAAATGCGTCGATGGGATATGTTTCCTTAATTTCCTTGATTAAATCGTATTTTTCCTGATTGAGTTGTTTGGTATTAAGGGATTCCCTCGTTTTTAACACCACCGAAAGTGATTGTTCCGCTTTAGACTCAGTAAGAAACTGTTCATTGACGAGGAAGTTGTATAACTGCCACTCCTTCCCAAGCTGTTTGCTTTCTTTAAAATACTTGAATAGAATATCTTTAGCTTTCGACTCGTTTTTACCCGCCAAAATGTCGGCGGTCACTTGTCTCGCTAATAATTCAAATAATATTCCCGTATTTTTGAATTTCGAATGTTTAGACTTATGCATATATCTAATTTACCTTAATTTATAAATATTGTGTTTTTTTGTTAAAATTCTATATTTTGTAATATATTTAATTCTTATCGTCGGAAATGATGTTAGTTTCATCTAACATTGACTTGGTGTTTCCACTTTCCGTTATCAATTCCGTCTTAACGTTCCGGTTTAAATGAGATGATAAACTACTCAAATTAATCGACTCAAATCCCAATGGTGAGTTATTTTTGAATTTATGACGAATTGGATTTTTTCGATAATCGGCTCTATTTTCCAACCGACCAAGTGGATCTTCTCCGAAAGGATAATCACGAGCATTTTTCTTACCCTTTTGCGACGGTCTAACATAAGTTTTTTCAGCCAACGGCGTTCCCCCTAAATCCTTAGCGCCTGGTTCTGGTTTGACTTTACCGGTATTAGCTCCTGCCTCATCGCCAGGTTCCCCCCCCGGTTCACCTTCACCCTCTGGTCCCGGTTCACCAGTGTCTTCCTCCCCATCTTTATCGGTAGGAGTGTATCCAGCCCCACCACCGCCGCCTCCAAGAGGTTCCAAGTTACCACCTCCATCAACTTTTTGCATCGAAACTGCTGGATCATTACCTTCCTCTTCAATTTGTGCAAATCTCCAATTTTGTTTAGCATCTTCAACCACTTCACTCTTGGTATCCAATACATCTTCATCGGACATATTAAATACATGTGCATATATCCACTTCTTAGAGAAGAGTTTATTTTCCATCATATCCTTAGCAACACCAACTTTAGCACCCCAAATATCCACTTTTTCTTTCTCGAAGATAGTTGATGGATTGGTCAATTCTAGTCTAAAATCTACCAAATTCTCATCGGTATATCCCTGTGAATATAAATGAACGATACCAATTTTTGTTAATTCACTGACAAGAATTTTTTGAATACGTGCGATAGTTCTTGCAAAACGAATGTCTTCCGCAGCCAATGTTGCTTTACCACTCAAATCTTCTTCATATCCCAAGAAGGCTTTCGGAATTTTCAACGCAGCCATCATTTTGTTTCTCAAATATTCGATGTCATCAATACCCGTAAATTCCATACCGGATAACGGTTGAATATCTGTTCCACTATCACTACCACGAACCGGTAGATAGAAATCCTCCACCATGTTCTGCATATTAAATCGAAGGTTATAATCACCCGTCTGTTCATCAATATATGGAACTTTCTTCAACTTACTAATGGTTCGTTCCATAAAATTATCAATTTCGGATGGAGGTATATTTCCGATATCAATTTTAAATACCCGTTTATCCGGTGCACGCATGATACGATGAATTAACATAGCATCTTCCATCAGACTCAACTGTTTCCAAACACGACGGCCACCTTCAATCATTGATTTACCATAAGGAAGGAAATTACTATCACTTATCAATCTAAAATGTGCAACTTGATAATTTTCCAATTCTTCCATGACACCCGATTCAAAACTAACTTGATACTTCACGTAGTTTTTATTCATTGGATCACTATTTTCAACTCGACTAACATTATAAGCCGATAGTGGTTCGACCAAATAAACACCATATTCCGGGGAGATATACATTTTCAAGTAGAAGTCGCCGTATTTACACATATTACGTGTCCAACTCCATAGATTGAATTCGATATTCAAAATGTCATAGTAAAGATTTTCGAGAATCTTCTTAATATTATTATCGTCGGCCTTTATATTCAGAATAAATCCCATTTCATTTTGTGTGAGACATTCATCCGCGTAAATATCCAACGCAGATGCAATGATTGGATCCATATCCATTGTATCATAATCTCGGAATAATTCGATTCGAGAAGCTTGATATGCAAGAGTGAAATCTCTACTATACTGACCGTAACCAGATGTTCTTACTCGATTAAATCTATCACGCAATGTATTTCTATCCGTCGCATACTGAACGTGGTCGGTATCTTTTATCTTCAACATTTTACCACCGACATTACGGACTATGACATCTGTGGAAAAAAGTCTTTTCAATCTCGCATAAAGACTTTTTGATTTTAAATCTATTGGTTTATCGTTGTTGTTATTCGCCATAAAATATATGATATATATAGTGATTGTGTATTATAACAACCACTTTAGATCTTCTCTTTCTCTATTTGGATTTGTTAATGAACTACCGGCTGATGAAGGCATGCTCCAATAATCATGAGATTTCTTTGTTTGGGATGTATAAATAACCTCGGTATCACCTGTTTTACTAATACCTCCGATTAATGATTTAACATACTCCCCGGATTCAGATTTGAGTCTAAGTGCTGTATCTCTTACCCATAATCCCATACCCAATGAAGTAACTAAATCGTCATTATATCCAGTCATTGCTTGTGCTTTTCCATTATTCCAGATGAAGACGGATAATTCTTCATATAATCGAATCGAGTTTGTAATAACACTACGTTCTCTGAAATAATCTTCCAATTTCGAAATTATAAGTGGTCTGGTTTTGGTGGTTGTGGTGAAACCCGGAACCATGTTTCTCTCAATTCGATGATGTTTGTTAGTTAATTGTTTTTCCAAATCGACGTAGTGTAAATCGGCACTACTATAAAATGTATTTGGATACTGTGAATCAATAACCTGTTGTAGAGTTGCCCATCCGATGTTGTTATTTTCCACGACCAATATTGCTTTATTATACTCGACTGCCATACTGACGAGTAGATTTCCATAAGTCTTGGTATCTACCGCACCTTTAAATTCCGCAACCTGTGTCAATGATTCCATTTCAAGAACGTGAAATGCGGAATAATCATCACCATCACCACGAGCAACGTCGGCGCAAATCAAATAATTCTTCGTATAATCTGGATATTCCCAAATCCATAGACTTTGGTTTGCAAATCGTTTTTCTATTGGGTCTTTAATTCTATTTTCTTTAATCCATTTCAACGTATCGGTTTCCAATACGGTATGGCCAGTTGTTGTAAAATCACAATTATGTGAGACAATCCCATCGACGTAAAAAATATTCCCACCAGTAACTTCTACTATATCATATAATAGTATTGAATCATTAATTTTTTCAATACATTTAACTGTAGTATATTTATTAAGTTGACGTGAATCTAAAATAGTGCCAATTGATAATTCCGAACATTTTATTTCTTTTCCATTAGATATAAATGGGTGTGTGAGTGAACATTTGAGAACTGTTCCATCCGATAATGTCAATTTTACATGTTCGGATTTCTCCAACTTTCTAATTCCTTCAAAATGTTGAAATCCAGACGGCGTTTGTATTTCATATTTATTATTTTTAATCATATTTAATCCGTACAAATTTACATCCTAGAAAATTTTCTATCTCAACTTGTCTCTGTAAATCTTTGTTTTTTAGTTTTCCATTTTTAAAATGTCTCGGTTCATCAATCTCCAAAACAACATTTTTTTCCTCATCATAAGCATCTAACCAATATCCTAAACTTGATAGAAACACTTCACCACCGTTTTCTGCGTGCCGAAAATTATATCCATTATCACGTCCATATGATTCAATCAATTTAATTGCACTGCGATTATATCTAGGAACACATTTACCGGAACAATTTGATATATAATTTATGGCTGCAATTCTTTGTTTTTTCTTCGTTTCCGTAGAATGTGATTTACAAGTAACATGATATTCTGGACAATATCTACAATATGTGTTCCATGTATATCGTTTACCACATTTACATAGTAATTTCTGGACATCTGCATTTTTTTCTACTAAAAACAAAATACGATATTTGAAATTAAAATTTCCTTTGTATGATTTTTGACTTTTAAACGTTAATTCTAAAATAGAAGTCCATGTATATATTGATTTATACAAAATTGGATCAGATTTTATTAGAGTTCTGTTTTTTGCTTTACCAAACAAAGATTTATAAAAATTTTCATGCTTTAATCTACTAACTGTCTCGGATAAAGAATAAAATTCATTAATAGAGTTCAATTCTAATTTTATATTATCCCAACCTAATTTAACATAATTCATACAGTCACATTCTTGCGTATAAATAGTGTTAATTTGATAAAGAGATGAATAATTCTTCCAATGTCATATAACTTACGACTTTGGTGTTTATATCTCGAACACAAACTTTGGATTCTCCCCACAGACAATCACATTCTTGAGCCGAACCTTTTACACCGGACAATTCCGTTTGTTTATCTCGCCAGTGTTGATCTCTTTCTGGATGTAAATACCAAGGGAGGTTAATGGTATTGAATTCATTTTCATCTGCCGCTGCTTTCATCCACGTCTTATGAAAGAAATTACCAACACCGTTTGGAGTACTGAGAATAATTGCTTTACCACCAGTAGATAGAGTGTATTGTGCGGACAACCAAATTTCTTCGATATTGTCAATGAAGGCTGCTTCGTCAATAATCAACAATGAAAGTGCGGAAGAACGACCTGCATCACCGGATGATGAAACTGCTTTGATTTGAGAACCATTTTTTAATCGGAGGGAAAGCCGATTATCTTCAACACATTGTAATTTCAACCAAGAAGGTAGATTATTGTTTGCAAATCTTACCCGTGTAACAATTTCTTTCGACGTTTCTTGTTTGATACTGATACAGAGAATGTTTTTATCAGGATGGAAAATCATCATCCATAATGAGTATGCGGACGTCAGAGTGGTAATACCCATCTGACGTGATTTGAGAATAATGTTGTAATTATTATCGCATAATTCTCTCAACGCTTTTTCCTGAAATGGATAAAGTTCAAATGGAATTGTCCCCCGAAGCGGATGTTGAATTTTAACATACTTCTTCATGAAGTATATTGGATCCACCAAACACCTAGAATACTCACTCTTAATTACATCTCGTAAATTAACTTTTGGGTCACTCATATTTCTTTAACTTTTCCAACTGTTCATCAATCCGAACCAATGCATCCAAACATTCCTGATAATCACGTTTTGCATCTTCCAACACTTGACCTTTAGTTGTATCTTTCCAAACATCTTTACTACCATCTTCGTTTATATAAACGATGTCCTCGTTGGAGTTTTCGAGATATTTTATGGTATCTTCGAGTTTACCCTTCAAATCCAAACAAAATCCTTTTTGATTTTTGAAAATTTTGACTTGTTCGTAGTGACGAAATTCACCATCACGTTTCAATTTGGTTTCAAATTTGATTAAACAATCGTAACATCTACCGCTTTTGTAAAAAACTCGATCATCGAGATAATTACCCCATTTAACATCCATTTGACAATCTTTACATCTCAATCTAACGTCATCTGGATTTATTTTTACACTCTTATTGACACGTTTTTTACGACCACCTTTGAAAATCCAAGACTTATTTTGTGCATCGGTCCAAGTTTCACCTTCTTTTCGTTTTTTAAAATCCGGCACCCAACCAACTTGTGTGAATGGTCGTTCGCCTGCCAAATATCCTTTTACGATTTCGATGTTGCTTTTGTTTTTTGCTCTTTTCATATTATATAACCATTTAACAAAGATATATACATTTCGGTTTATTTGAAGTTTAATTTTAATTCGTAAATTTATCGAAAGTCTCTATTTTATACATAAATAGTCTCAAAATTAAGAAATAGCAGTAAAGTAAGGAATATAAACGGTTGATCCATTGAGGTTTATGGGAATATAACCCGATGCAGTTCTCGCTGCACCATCAAACGATGACGCGGTGAATTGGGTCACGTGGTTATTGGATACACCATAATTCAAATAACTACTACTATTTGATTGACTCGCGGAAATTGAATAACTACTAGTTCCATATAGCCGTTCGGATGGAGACATGTATATCGAACCAGTCATGTATAATTTACCATCAACTCGACAGTAATCCTCGGTATCCGTGCTCTCCACCACGAAAAATGCATTACCACTGGAATTATCCTTTTGTACGACGAAACTTTCAATGACGGATAGAGTAGCTCTATCAACTGTAAAAGATTGTGATGAATCACGGGATGATGATAATGTCAATTTACCACTACCAGATGCCAATGCATTTATGATAGTGCCGGTGTCCGCAGTAACAAAATTGGGAATATTCTTCGCCAACGTTTCGCCATTCCTATCCATATTAACAATTTTACGAATACCTGAGTAAATTGAATTGTTATTAATATCTAAAAATTCCACCTTTATTTCAAACTGTTCGTTTTTAATACTGACCGGGAAGGATATTCGGGTGAAGAAGGTATCTGGTGAAAAACCAAATTCCGCATGGGATGTCAAAGATAGATTATCAATTCTAAATTGACTGATATTGACTGGTATGATAACAATTGTTCCGATATAGTCGTTGATAAAATTCAATAAATTGAAATCATCTTTCGTGAACGATTTTAAATTTGTCCCAATCGGAAGGTTATACTCTTTTAATAACAATCCTTTACCATTGATATAGTTTTGTTCTACGGTTGCGGTTGATGTATTGTAGGAACCAGTCAAATAGAATAATAATCTACTCTCACTTACCGGATTGTTTTTTACAATGTCAACGTTCGATGAAAATAGATAGTCTGTATTTTTATACAATTTAATAAAATTGGAATCATATGAAGAACCTGTTTTATTCGCAAACGAATTTGCATTAAAATCGACATATGAAGCTGAAGAAGTCAGACTTGTGACCAATGAAGTATCATTCTTTATTATGATATATCGACTTTGATTCAAATTAACATCTGTCGAATTACAAATCATCGAATTCAAATGAGTAATCGAACTCTGAGTCAACGTTAAATCCGCCGAACTGGTGTAGTAATATTTGGCTATGTGATTCTGTTCGTAAAACTCACCAATATTCGCATAAAACCTGTTAATTGTCGAAGAATCAAATATGAATTCTTTTTCGATAAGTGGTTCATCGGCGATACATTCAAATTCCGATGCCTTATTTAAACTACGTCTGTAAACTTTATGTCTATGAACTTTTCCCGTCAACGTTTTTAGATTTTTATAGGTTATATCAAGAAATGCCTCTTTCAAAAATAAATCTTCCCCATCAACTCTCTGTGAAAGATATATTGTAGGATCAGGAACACCATCGGGGTTAAGGGATGATGTAATCAATCCCGAAGATGTTAAGTATGTGCTCGAATTTAATGTTTGTGTGAATGATGCTGATACAATAGGCACTATTTGAGTCGTATTATTAATGTAATATGTGAATGGTCTATCCAATTGAAGTTCGGTCGTATTTGTTACTCCATCAACAAAGAAAGATTCCGTGATATTAACAACTTTGTTTTTCAATACGTTATTATCTAGGTATGATATTTCACTTATGTAAAGTTCGATTTCTCTATCTTTATTTTGTAAATTGAATGAATTTAAATCAATTGCAGATGAGGTGTCGGTGTATGAGAGTCGATAATCTAAATCAGTTTTCCGAATATCTATGGAATGTATATCAGTGTATATTTTTGGAAATAGTGAATATCCCTTAACGCTGCCGTTAATAGTTTCAATGGTTTGTGAACCACTGGATATTGACTCATTTAATATAAGAGATAAAAATTCCTCAGTTTCAACCGAGGGTGTATTGAAAAATGTAACTTTAGATGAGTTATCCAAAGTTGGGTTAATCTTTATATTTGTGTTCCAACGAACAACTTTACCATCAACCGTCGTTCCCATCAATACAACTTTACCAAAGCCGGACGGTGTGGATTCATAAATATGGATAGAAACTACCAAATCGGTTGTATCGGCATAAGAAAAATAACCCGATTTAGCGGTTTCGTAATACAATACTCCACCTTTAGAATCCAATATTTCCAACAAAATGCCGGATCGAGGCTTTAACTTATTCGACCCGTTTATGGTGAACATATTTTTACCAGCCGTCAACGTGGGATTTAAATCCGATATGACGAAATATTCTGAACGATATGACGTATCTTCAATATCGACTGGTCGATTTAATAGACTGTATTTTGTTCCCTTTTTGGTGCTACCATGCATAATGATGCCTATAAATAGGTATCAATATACTATTTTCGAGTGTCCATCTTCTTTCTTTATCTCAATTTGACCATCCACCATATCTTTCATCATATCCAAATGACTTATTATCAACATAAAATCGAAATTCGACTTCAATATTGCAAATAGGGATTGCATAGATGACAAATTATCCGAATCCGCACACCCAAATCCCTCGTCAATAGCGATGAAATTGGGTCTAGGTAGGTTTGAGAGATTGATTAATGCAACTCGGATGACCAAAGAGGTTAAGAACTTCTCCAACCCACTCGCCATTTCTAACGGCCACTTCTTATCACTATACACCAGATTGGTGACGACATTTTTTCCATCGGTTTCTATATTTACCGAGAAATCCACAATCTGAGATAAAATTTCATTGACGTCACTTTCAATAACCGGGACAGCCTTGGATATTAAATCAAATGGAATACCGTCACGGGAAACCGATTTGACGTATAAATCGTATAACTTCAAATCAGATTCGGTTTTTTTCATCTTATCTCGGTTGACAATTTTCTCCTGCATGTTCTTTTCATATCCACTCAAATTTGCAGACAAGTTGATTATCTTGGTATTATTCTGTTTGATTAATATATCGGTGTTTCTAATCTCCTGTTGTATTTTACCTACTTTCAACTCCACTTCGAGGTTATATTTGATATTCGATTCATTGTCGTAATAGAGTTTGATGTCGTTATCCAACTTAGTTAGGTGAACACTGTTCGACTGGACGGTTGACTCCAAAGATGTAATTTCTCGGTTTATAGAGATGATACGTCTGTCGCAGTTATTCAACTTGACTTTTAATAAATCACACTTTCGTTGCAATTCTTCGACATACACCAATGACTCAATGTGTTTTTTCTTATCCTCATAATTGATGACTAAATCATTAGCCTCTACCTTATCATTGTCGAGGGAGCTTTCCGCATCCAACGCATCTTTAACAAATGAATTGTTGACACAATATTTGCAGTTTGGATCATATTGGTGGTTATGTAATCTATTGATTTTATCTAATTTAGCAGTGATGAAAATCTTCTTCGTCTCAATGATGTGTTTAATAGATTGTAATTGTTCTCGCAACGTTTTTAGTTGATTGAATTTTTGTGAAACGTCGTCGGTGTCAATAGATTTCAATTCTTCTTTGGTATTTTCCAACTCAATTGATTCCAACTTCAAAGATTCCTGCAATGTTACAATCTGACTCTCCGATTTTGCAATGGTTGTAGATACTGAAATACGTGTCGATTCGAGGGATGTAATATTCTTCGGAATATTGTTCTCAATTTTAATCAACTTGGTGGTTTCTTCAAATAACGAAGAATTCAATTTTTCCTTTTCACCAACCAGTCTATCCGACTCTTCATTTAAAGTCACCAAATCTAATTTGAATCCATCAATGGATTCACTCAAATCGTCAATCGACACACCGTTATCATAACGGTGGTATAACTTGACATCATTATTCAATTCTTTAAGTGTCTCCGACGCACTACTGTGTAGTATATCGAAGATATTCAATCCCATAAATTGTGATAACAAATCTTTACGTTCGGACTGTCCCATATCAACAAAATTACCCGATTTGTTATTTTGGATGGATAACACCGTTAAGATGAAATCCTCATAACTACCCACAAAATCACGGATTAAATCATTGGTGCTACGACGAGCCTCTCCGTTTAATTCGATTATGGAACCATTTTCCTCTTTCCAGAATTTGACATCCACTTTTACATTTCCCTTTTTATCCGACTTACCATTTCGTTCAATGAAGTAATCGGTGTTATCTATTTCAAAGTTGAATTTACAGTGGAATGTAGCCTTTTGTGAATTTAAAATGTGCGTTGCTTTAAATGCTCTATCACATTTATCAAATATACAAAAACTCAATGCAGACATTAACGAGGATTTTCCCGAAGCATTGGATGCAAACAATCCAATTACATCTTTCATCTTTGTAAAATCAATGACGTTATCCTCACCGTAACTAAACATGTTACTAAACTCGAATTTTTTAGGTTTCCATCGAATGTTTCGGACCAATTTATCTTTGTCAATCAACTGATTCTGTTGTGTATTGATTTGAAAAATCGTCTCATACATATCATCGGTAACCTCTTTATCCGATGTATGAGCCATAAGATATTCTTTAATTAACTTGTTCTGATGTTCCACAGAATTCAAATCAGCCAATGAAAGTTCTTCCACACTGACCGCAGCTGAGTTTGGTGTGGTTCCACTAGCGGATTTTAAATACACCAAATGTTCTACCTCACAACGTTTACGAATTTCATCAATGACAGCTTTGATTTCTAAATAATCTGAGTCATTACATCTCACTCGTAATTTGACTTTCTTAGGAAGATTTGATAAATCCGTTTTAAGGTGTCCCTTATCAATGTCGATAGTATAGAAACCCCTTTCATTACCAATATCAAATTGTTTGTGTATTCGTTGTTTTAAATTCCACAATACATACCCATGGCTGTCAAGAGATTCTCCGTGATTTTGTTGGATTAAACTACCAACATATACAATTTTCGTATCGGAATCTGGAATTTCAAGTGTCTGATATTTGTGAATATCCCCCAATAAGACAATATCATGTCCATCAAATAGATTTGCGGTCACCGATTGATTGTTAATTCGATACCCGACGTCGGAGACTGCATCATGAACAGCTCCATGATACAACGCAATGACGTGTCTTGCTTGATTGGTGTATATTTTAGGAATGTCGGTGGCTCTGATATAACTCTCTACGGGATCGAACACGGACATGTGGTTGAATACAATGTCTCCTAAGATATAAATACCAGTATCCTTCAAGTAGAATAGATTTTTGTGATTGATAGCATTGACAATCGGACTCAAACTATCCATTCGACTCTTGTTGGTCAAAGTTGCGTCGTGATTTCCCGCAATCAATATAGTCGGACGCAAATCAGCAAGTCTTCGTAAGAAATCAGAAGCTATACCCACACATTCGGGACTGAGATTTGATTTAGAGTGAAATAAATCACCCAATATTGCGACACATGTATTTTCCGGGGTCTTCGCAACGACCTCATATAACCTTTCAAACACGTCGAGATATTCATCGTGTCTTTTTGTTAATCGGATGTGAATATCCGCAATGTGAAATATTCCAATAAACTCCGTCACATCACAGTTCAATTTTTGCACGTTCATAAATTCATTTTTAACTTACACATTTCATCGAAGTCGATAAATTTTGTATTATTGATAATCTCCCAAGTTTTTTCAAATCCAAGTTTTGACGGGTCTTTCTCCGTCATGACAACACACTTTGTTTTAATGTTGTTTTTCATTAAGAATGTCACAATATTGAGACATTCTGACAACGCATCGTTATCTAATACCACGTTTACCGACGTTACTCCATTTAATATCAACGATTCTCGTAGTTTTCTGGACAATGTTTTCCCAAATAACGGAACACAATTATATCTAATCGCCATTGCATCAAAAGAACCTTCAACCAATGTTATTTCCTGTGTGAAGTCCACCAAAGATTCAAACCCAATCACGTTTTTACTTCCCTCATAGTTCTTATACTTTAGAGAACATTGGTCATAATAACTACGACCCACGAAAAAATTCAAATTGTTATCACCATCGTATGAAGGAACGATGATTCGTTGACGATAATCACCATCTTCACAATATCCAATTTGGTAACGATGAATATCGTAATCAGATACGTTCCTTGCTTTCAAATATTTCAACGCATTTCTATATTCTGGAGAGTTGTGATATTCGGATAGTGGTCTATAATCTTTTGGAAGATTGACAATCTCAGCCACATTTTCTTTTGGTGAGAATAGATTTCGTAAATTGACGACATCAATATCCACGTCGATATTATGCGTCGATTTTATATCAACTAGTCGGTATAATTCACGGGAAACGTTGAGTTTTTTGAAAAGAGATCGAAGAGTTAACCCGGAAAAATCACATGACCAACAATTATACTTACCTGTAATTAAGTTGACTTCCAACTTTCGTTTGTAATGTTTACATTTAGGGCAGAAATAAACCGCATCAGTGCCTTTTCTAATTTTAGCCTTCTGATTTAACGCTTTGTTTAAAACTGATACAATCTCTTCCTGATGTAACATGTCCGTAAACTACTCTAAATTATAGAAAAGGTCAATTTAATATAACGAAAGTATCATTGCATCATACATATCGGAATTACGTTCGTCCCAATTTCCTTTTTTATTGAGAACGTCAAATTGGTGGATTGGGTGAATCTTCTCCAAATACATCTTGACGAATTCTTTGGATTTTATACCTTTTTCACGACACTTTCCGAGAACTTTTTTACGAGTAGTATTAACATTGAGAAGAACGACTGGATGATTCCATTCTTCAGCCACGATATACTCAAATACCGCGTTGAATCGTGCCAATTTAATTATCACCTGTTGTGAGGTGAATCCCCCAGCAAAACCACTGAGTGCGGATTCGAGATGAATTGTTTTAACTTGGGGAAGAAGTTTATGAGACTTCAATGTAGTCAGAACGTGGAAGGTTTTTTCTTTGGAAGTTTCCAACTTTTTTATATCTATGAATCCCGCGTCGAGTATAACGTTGTTTTCACAGAAAGACCACCCCACGGTTGTAGTAGACGCATCAAATCCTAATATCATATCACATATATAGTATGTGTCACGATATAAAATTAACCTTTGTATTTCTGAGTCGAATGACCCTTGAGATAGGAAGAATCTTTCTTAGGAAGTTTGGAATTTTTTCCACCACGGGTAAAGCCATCTGCGAAATCATTGGCAATACCATCGGTAAATTTAACTCCCGCTGATTTCGCATCAAACGCCCCACCAACTTTGGATTTATTATATCTGTCTTCCAAACTCGTCTTCAAAGATTCTCTGTTAATTTGATTTGCCATATATAATAAATATCAGTTAAATGTCGAATCGTATAATAAAATTCAAAGGAAAATTACCTTCATTTTTTATAGGTGTTCCTAACTTAGCCACAGCTATCAAATCTAATCCATTATATAGACCTATGGTTGTAATGTATGGTGATAGATATGAACCAGTTGGGTTTATCGAACTAGATACCCACCTATCTTGAAATGCGTCTTTAATAGTTGGTGTTATTCCACGATTAGTCAAGGAATCCAAATAATCTTTCGCATCAACATATTGACTTCTAATACCTACACTTTTTGAGGTGATGAAGTTTTGATAGTTGTTAGGAGTCAATTTATCAATGAAATATTTCCATATGATTCTAATGTCGTCATCATCGGTGATACCATCAGCATTTACATCCAATACGTCATCTAAATTGTTAATTATGTAGTTATAATCAACCGTTGTCAAGGTGGTAGAATTGAGGGCAATTTGTGATTTATCCTCAAATGAACCACTTAGATAATAGTAAAACAAACTTCCTTCAACAGTTTCTTCAAATCCAGATGGATAATCGAACGGAAACAGGTTCCACCAAGTTTCCACACCTGTTATTTTTTTGTAAATGGCTCTTAAAATTTTATCACAGTCTTCAAAATCAAATTTACCACTTTTATTTAAGTCCAATGATGCTGTTGGATAGGTATAAGATGTCGGATTTGTAGAATAGTTAAATTCCCCCGGTTCAACCGTACATATGATTTCCTTTTCATATAAAGACGTCTTGCTATTATAAGATATGTCGTAAATTGGCTCATCATTCACATCACTCTCAAACATATAGTCGAAAATTGAACCGGATGTGGATATGACCATTTTTCCAGTTTTATAAAAGACATTACCAACGTGATGATGTGCCTCAAAATCAGACAAGTTAAATATGTTAAAATCTCCATTAAGATTCAACGCCAAATCATCCCTATCCTGTATGATTTCAATCAATCTATTAGAATCCGTCAATGCAATTGGTGAACCAACAATGACATTTTCATCGAAAATACAAACATCGTGTGCAAAGAAATTGTAAGGATAACCGTATTTCTTTTTTGGTTTGAACTTCGCATAGACATTATCCCAACTATCATCGGTATTTTGGTATATGTAGAACATACCCAAGTAATCATTTTCCTCCAAATCATCACAATCTTCTGCTTTGAAAAGGGTATTCTGGATATAGGAAGAACTGAACTCGGATAAAAACTTCGGAGATGAAATTAGAAGATTGCTGTCATACAAATCAACCGCGTGTCCAAATCTGTTAAATTTAAACGAGTCACTATCTCCAAATAATTTCGTTTCACGCCAGTATGAACTACTTGATGTGTTTAGTTCACACTCAATTAAATCGAATACATAAACACATCCATTACGGTAACAGTTAGAACCACTAAATTCTTGATAACTTCTGTCGTATGGAGCACCTATCGCAACCGTGACGGAACTTGAGGATGAACAATATAGTGAAACCGCGTTACCAAAACCATCTGGTAATGTAATGATAGGTGAATATTGTGGTACTGGTATAAAGTTAAGATTTTCTACTTCTCGATTAGATTCAAACGTCGTTACTACTGACCACGCATCCGATGACGAAATATACTCATACAAATACACTTTAGAATCGGAATTCATAATACTTCCGTTACCCACAACCAACTTATTGTAATTTTTGTCTAATTTAAGGCATCCACCAAAAAAACTTTCAGCACTAGATGTCAATACGCTGTGATAAGTATATCCACTTGACCCACTCTTGAATACGAATACTGACCCACTGACGTTCGTAAATGGACTGCCTACCGCTATAAACTCCTGATTCATAGAAACGGACCAACCAAATGAATTAGACCCTGTATCGGTCAATCCCGTGTCCGAAGCATAGAGAGAAACGAGTAATGAGGATGTCGAATTTGACATATCGTGTAATTCGACTACACCATCATCGTCTCGAACGACATTATCAATGTGTAGTAAGGTGTAAACCATTTTGGTTGAACCTACGACGCATAAATTATCATAAACATCTAAAGACCGACCGAAATCTGATTGAAGTATTTTTATGTTATCAAAATCCGCAATCAATATAGATGAACTATCATACACCGAGGTATCAATACTAGAACTAGTTCCCAACTCGGTAATGACCTCGTTACTACCTGAAATTAATGAATCTGATGAGGTTGTGTAATTTTCTGTAAAAAGGGTAAAATCTCCGTTTAAAGAAGTTCGTCTTACAGTAAAATTATACGCAAATCTATCCGTCGTCAAAGCATCGTATTTATAAAAATCCACACTACCTTCTTCCAATATCGCATTTGAGGAAGAAGAGAAGTTTTCAAACGATGGATTTCCAATAGCGCTGTAAATTTCATTTATCGCAACCGCATATCCAAAATCTTTCTTATCTATGTATATGTTTTTATGCATTTTATGTGTAAGGGTCGTAAGAACCTTGATTTTCTAAATAGTGTTCAATAAACGATTCATCTTTTAACATCGAATTTAAATTAGACGAAGTGGTATAGGATGAACCTGATAGATACAATCGGTTATAAGTAGTATCGGCGATATTCAATTCATCCAAAAGTTCATTCACAATGATTTTACCAAAATCAATCGACCAATTATCATAAATTCCACTTCCTTGAACAGAATCCACAAAAACAACCAATTCAGTTGTTGAGTGGTCATAACTTACAAACCGACCAGTCATTGTGTTATTATAATCCCTCGAACCGGTTTGACCCATTGATATACTCGATGTTAACCGAGTAATATATGTTGGTACATTACGATATCCACCATAATGAGGATCGGATAAGTCAATGGATCCAGTGTCAAGATAAAAAGTTTTCAATCCCACACTCATTGTCATTTCATTATCTTCACCACTGGAAATGTATGAATATAATTCTTTGTTGTTTACCTTCGTTGTTAAAAATCCCAAACCAGAAAACATTGGAGTTCCATGTGGGTCATGTAATTTGGAAATTTTAACCTTGTAATCCGTTAAATTATACTCTTTCGTACCGTTAAGATTGATGTCAAAATTCAATGTTGTTGTTGATTTCAATGCACCCTTCAAAATTGTTGGAGATGTATAATCATTTGTATATACCAACTGTTGATAATTTACATTTGGATCCAATATTGTGTAATTTCTACCCAAATGTATATCCGTCAAAGAATATTCGGTTGTGAATGGATGTTGACCCCATGCAAATGTAAACCTATATGGTTTATCAACCGCATCCGTAATTCGTCGTTGTGATGCAACACTACGATTTCCTTTAGCTAGAACGGCACTTACATCCGCTAATCCAACAGTTGCGATTCCCCCAGCCACTACTGCCCAATCCGTCAATGATTCCCCGAATGGTATGAACGATTGTGAAAAATTATTCTTTCCCCATGCAATAATTCTACCGTCAGTTTTTAACGCAATGGTGTGGTCATCACCACATACTACATCTTGAATACCCGTTTCTGCACTAGTTGGTATTAATGATTGACTGTAATCAGAGTTTGATGACCATGAGTATAAATCACCATTATTATCTAATATGATACCATGTTGACTACCAATTTCTACTTTATCTATATTTCCCACTTGTGGAATATTGGTAAATAAATTACATGAACTGTGGCCAAATCCATAAATTCGTCCGTTGGTATGTATCGCTACACTACCACTAGGTCCGGCTTTGATGTATCTATAATTGTTCGTTACAGTTGGTAGTGAACCGGTGTAAGTTGATGTTCCCCACACATAAATTTTGCCATTATCGTCAATTGCAATTGCGTGTTGGTCACCAACTGATATGTCCCTCACTTTGGTATCAAACGTAGGAATAGTCGTTGTTATTGTTGAGTCACCCCACGTAACCACATCACCCGAAGATTTCAATGCAACTACGAAATTCGTACCACATTCAATTTTTCGGAAATATCCCAACAAATCTTCATGTGGTAATGAAACTACATCCAAATTTGTACCGGCTTCACCCACATAAATAAGATTAGAGTTGTAACTGATTGGAGTTACCACATCATTAATTGTATATCCATGAACGACGAAATCTTCAATGACATCACGATTGACATACAGAATGTTATTCTTGTAATACTGCCAATTAATAGATGAACTTACTCCAATATCGTTTACGGAGAAGTTGAAATTGGAAAAATTAACATACGATGCGGAATTGAAGTAGTTAATATCCTTATTTGCATCGGATACTATTACACTGAAAATGTTTTCTCGTGCGTGAAGATTTCCACGACCATCATCAACAATGGTATAAACTTGGTCACCCGAATCTTCGATTATTTCCACACTATTTTCAACAATTTTATCACCAAAATATGCTTGAGGAATGGTTACAACTTTTATATTATCATATACAACTCGATTTTTTGCATCCAAAAACACATCAAAATTTTCCAACCCCAATAATTTCGTTGGGTCATTTGAATTGTTGTAGAACAAGTTCTTGATTTGATTGTAAGTAATACGTTTGTAGGTATTATTCAAATTTTGAGGCTCTATATCAGGATTAAATTTGACATAACTATCAACTTGAATACCATCTTCAAAAGTCAAAAAATTATCCTCGGATTGTTCGAGACATAAATCACATGATGAGTTTGTAAATGGAACATCCATAGTCAAATCAAATCTATACGTTGGACCATTATAAGGATCACGACTCGTACTTAATTCGTTGTAACTTTCCAACAAGAAAAATTCGGAGGCGGCTTCGATACTGATGTAGGAAGATGTATCTTCTACCAAAATTTCATAATTACTTATGTTTCGTAACGAAGATGTACATCCAAATTGCCAACCATCCCCATAATCTATAAATTCTAAAGCTAGTGGAGTAGATAAGAAGCCCGCTACTCCGGTGGTGAATGATTCCGCGATAAACGATGAACTTGTGGAACTTGATTCTTCCGATGTGAATGTATCCCCACTTTCCGAAGAAAAAGATGATGAATATATCACATATTCAAAATCTACATCACCTAGAAGTAAACTGGTGTTTTCCTTGCTTGTGGCTCTCCATCTTTTTGAAACGACAAATGGAACGGCACTAACATCATCTTTCTTGAGACTCTTAATCATTAATCATAAATATGAGTCACATTATGATTTTCATTCAATAATCAATTAAAAGTCAAGTCGGACACGAATTAGAAGTTCGTTTGTGAAGTCTTTTTTGGTTGGACGACTCATCTTCGCAATAGCAACCAACTCATTTAGTTCGTTATATAGACCAACTGTGGTAATATAGGTTTTTGGTTCGGCCTGTAATTGCGTGATAATTTCACCCTTTGTATAATTTTCATCCGTGGTTTGATAAACAAACGATGGATTGTTGGAGAAATTGAAATCTTGATTCTTAACTCGTATGAAATAGTGAGCAGACGGAACAATTTCCGATTTTCTTACTCGCATCATACCATTTGCACTTGGGGTCAATTTACCAAATAAAGACTGGTGATTGACGATAGACGATGTAGCGGAGTTGTTATATACGTGACCCGCGTAATGTCTTAATTTATCCGCATTTAAGATTAAAATACCATTCTTAGGATAAAATAGACCCAATCCTTGATATTCCGATGCGGCAGCCGTTGAACGACCCAAAGACTCATCAAAACTACCCGAAACAACCTGATAAACTAGTCGTTGTTCTTTTTGTTCCGCCGCTGTCAATATTGGTAACTCGTCAATCAATTGAAGACTTGCACTAGTATTTGATCCGGTAATTTTAAATGTCCATTGACCTCTATCAACTTGGTCTTTCATTAAATCGGATGAGAAAGCAATTACGAAAATTTCTGAACTGGTTATGTAAGTTGCGGCTGCGGAACTACCCGTTTTGAAACTAAACTTCCCATCAACATCCGCAATACCCAACAATAAATTTTTATATTGGGTGTAAACAGCTGCGGAACTGGAAAATACCGATGAACCGGAAGTTGCTCCACCGTTGTTTGAATCACCATAACTTATTGAAAATAACAATTGTCGGTTACTTACATTATCATCGTAGACGTTGGTATAGTACATTCCATTCAATACGTCATATATACCATTGGCACCGGTTAATTGCGTTTGTGCGCTGGATGTATAAAATGCTGATTGAGATATTTTGACATCGCCGCCGGGAAAGTAACCACTGGAAACTGTGGTTGTTTTACCCGAAATGACATCGGTGACTTCAAATGGTTGATATATCTTAAAATTTGACATAAAGTAGATTATTCGACGGTTACGGTCACTGGAATACTTACACCACCACCGCTTTCATTACCAACGATGGTCAATGTGGTAGTCGTTGTACGAGTAAGTTTCGAGGATGGGATAAATGCGAATTCCAATCCAACAACTGCTTGAGAACTTTCTGCCGATGTATCACCCGCAAATGATGTGACGGTTCCAACTGTCGTGCTCGTTGGTGCTTGAACTTTAACTATCAACGAACCAACTTTTGTATTACCTAAAATTGCGGTATATCCACCATTGACGTTGTAATTATTTGGTGTAGTAGATGGAGAAATGACAATTTGAGCGGTATATGTAGATGCGATACTGATAGAACTTTGTGCGATAGATACTGTAGGAATGAATGTCGTTCCTTCTTCCAAGGTCACCAATTTGAACTTCATTACTTGCGTTTCGTCGGTATTTGGTTCAAAAACCGGAGTATTAATCAACGCAATTTCCTTCAACTCTTCTGAATCGGCGTTTTCGTTGAAGAGGCTGTAATCAATTTCGTCGTCAGCTAATGCAAACGATGAAATTTTTAAACTTCCGTTAGTCGCAAGAAGTTCTCTTCCTTTTTTTGTTAAAACTGCGTCAACAACGATGGATTTGTTATCTAAGTATGCCATATAATCAATTAATAAATAGTTTCAAATTTGGGTTTTTTGTTTTTATTTTTAAACTGTAATACCACCTTCCATGTTTTTGATGGATGCACCGACTGGTATTGTTATTATAGGTTCTCTATCTGATTCATTTGGTTCGTTTATCGTGGTAAACTTGGTTTGTCTCGATTTACCGGTATAAACCAGTCCAGTATCCAAACTACCGGTATCAAAATACAATTCTTTACGAAATGGAATATTCTTACGGCTGATATGACGGAAATTCTCCACATCTGTTAAAGTTGTATATGCAGAAGACGTTACAAACGAACTACCACTGATAACTAACGTGACCTTTTTAAAGTCTTTTACCACGTTATTTGAATCAACCCCATCATCGGAATAACTCAATGTTCGTTTTTCGTTCAAAGTATAAGCTTTGTATGTCTGTCCGTCGAATTCCACATATCCAAAAGTATTTGGAAATATACTGACCATATACTTATCGGGGGTATCTTGGATATTTTCGAACGCTGAGAATGTATTGGTCACAAACGTCGAGTTTACATTGGAAGTTGCAGCCACGGGTATTTCCGATGCGTTAAGAGATATTAATTCACCCTGATCAATATCCGCGATAATTTCTTTCAGGTCTATAATTGCATCCAAAGTTTGAATTTCACCTATAAACACTGCTTTTTCTTCAATACGACTTCTCTCCAAAATAGTTGGTTCAACCAATATTCCTTTATAAACTCTATTTCTAGCAGGCAAGACATTTTTCAATGTATCAAAAATGCTTTTATCTACGAAAATTTTGTATATCGTAAATAACTCATTGAATAAAATACGATTGATGTAGTTTTCCCCATAATAGTTTTTCCGTAAGGTTTCTAGTCCCAAATATTTACGTCCGAATTTTTCTCTTGGGTCGGAAATACTTGATACGATTTCATAATCCCCGAAGAAATTCAATATGTCTTTATTTCGTTCGTGTATTGGTGATAGGAATATACCCAATTTATTAGCATCACTGTAGTAATTGTATTTAGATTTCGAGGTCCGTGTATTTGTTGGGGATAATGTATTATCCAACGTGGTCAATGATGTATATTCTACTTTATCATTTTCAAACCGACTTGGTCCAACCTCTCCTGTGAAATATTCATTACTGATGTCAAATTCACGGCTTTGGTGTGGGAATAGTGAATAGGACTGACTTACACAACTCGATGTATCGAAAGAATCGGAGATGTTGCTTCCCGTAAAATTATACATCAATGCGTAAGCCGAACTGTAATATCTATTGGCATTATCAACTCTAAATCCAGTAAGTTGTGAAGAACTATAACTTACATCAAATGGAATTCCAAAGTGGAACCGGAATAAAATTTCTTCATAACTTGATGATGGTTGTCCTTGGTAGTAAGAGTTAAAATTCTTACACTTGATGTAGAAATTCTCATCCGATAACGCAACTGATTGGAATACAAACTTATCCAAACATCCGTAGAACTTGACCACTTCATAACCACCGATTTCAGTCAAGAAGAAATTCTCTTGGTCATTTTCAGCAATCAAATCCAAGTCATCAACTTCATCTTCCAATAAAACACTTTGATTTGCCGTAGGAATGTTACCCAATTCCGAAATCAAGTTTAAATTAGTGTCTACATTTCCGAAATAAGTTAATCCACCAACATTGTCAAATGCGGTATTCAAGGATCCACTAAGATAGAAACTAAACTTTTTATCAATTGGTTCCAGACAATATTCGTTTCTATGAACACATATGTCGTATCGAGTTGGAACCAAATTGTCATCAGATGCAGTTTCAAAATTTGAATCAATTGGATTCTTTCTAAGTAAAAGACTCATCACTTCACCATTGAACATGTAGAAAGGTTCCGTCACCGCCGCAAATGATTCATCACCACTTTTTATAACGAAGTATAAACTACCCAACGTATCGCTTATTTTTATGAATCCAAACGAATAAATTTGGTCACCACCGGAGAATGAACTATGGATAGGAACAATGACCTGAGAGGTTGGATATTTTGTGGTATCAATATACAATTTGAAGTCAACCGATTTAAATGGTTCTAAATTTACAAACTCCACCCGTTCTTCCTCGGAACCAATGAATTCCAATAAATATTCCTTTTCTTCAATGGTATATGATGAACTAATTTCATTTTGCGTATATCCCCCACCAAATTCTTTCACCAGAATAAGATTGTTTGGGATACCATATATCGCAAATATCTGTCTCAGACACTCTTCGGTTCCTTTACTTTTATATATTGATGGTAAATTAGTTAATAATCTCTTCCATATAGTTTTCGTTTTATCATCAACGGAAATTGAGTTGTTATACTTATTGGATTCTGAACTATTGAGGTATAATTCATCCACTTCGGAATATTCCAATGTTCCACTTAGTCCCGGTGGAACTTTAAAGCCAAATCCATTCAAAATATTCGTGATTAACTTTCCAGTCAATCCCGTTGAAGTATCATCGCCGATATTTTTGTAAATACCGATATTGGAAATGTAAAGATAGATGTTATCAAAGTGATGACCAACCATACTCAAGAACTTGAGATACTCATCGTTATCAGTGTCATTATATACATACTCCGGGGTGTTGTTTATAAGACTATCACGATTGTTGATGTCATACTCAGCACTATCGGTATCCAATGTGGCAACATAACTAGACGCACTAGAATCCGTTGTCGATTCAACAAATGTCTCAGATGAAGTATCGTAAATGAAATATCCAGTCTTGTAGAGATATGATTCATAACCATCAAAACTTGCAAATATCGAATCAATTTCTTTATTGTTTAACTCAATTTTGTTATACACCCCAATTTTATCATTGGTTGCTGAATTAGTTGGATCAAAGGATTCCAATTCATCATTTTCTTCTTCTAAAACCGTTATTCTTGATATTTTATTTTTAAATATTTTGACTCGTAAGTTAGCCGATGAGAAGATGACAAATTTGCTAAAATCAGTATAATCTACGTTGATATTTGCAATCTTCTTGTTGACATCAATTTTATTTTTGATGTTACGATTCACTTCCAATTCATCAGACGTGTAATACTTCGTTCCCAAAGTTCGTGCAGATAGTTCGTTTATATCAATGCTGAAATTGGGTTTATTTAATTTGATTGTATTCTTTTTAACACTACTCTCAAAGTTAATAGTTTGGAAGAAAGGTTCAATGGAAATGTTGACTATATCTGAGAAATCTCCAATGACATATTCGGATGGAATACCATCTTTCAATTTCAACCAAAGTTCATTTCCATTTATTTTAAGAGTCAGTATTGGAAAAATTTGACCATTAATTTTCAACGCATTTTTAAGTGGACTCTTGAACTTATTTTTGAAATCCGATTCAATCGTTGTGAGAGTGTTTTTTAGAAATACATTAAATACACCATATAGATACTTTAATGAATCCGCATATTGCAATCTAACATCCGCTGGAAAATTGGATGGGGATTTATAGGATGCCAACCGACGTAACAATTTTTTATCACATGCGGCAAAATTTATTTCGTTGACCGATGTATTAAAATTGTTAAAGGTATTTACAAATTCATAGTTGAATTTGAGATAATTTAGTAGATAATCTTTTATACCGAGGTAAGAAATGCTTTTTTGAATCTCACCGTCGTAAATAGTTTCACCGTAAAACACACTACGTAAAATTTCAAACACACCATCAGAATCATTTTCCGCCAAACCAAATAATTGTTTTAGAGAATTGATTTCGGATTTGAAATTATCCTTTGTTAGATTATAAACATCGGTGATGTTGAATGTGTTTACATAATATTCAAAATCATCGTAAATTCGATTGTTGATAAATGTGTTATAACCCAATGATAGAAATTCACTATTTAACTTAAAATCAGAATCGGATACGCGGCTTGGAAAATTAATTTCCACACCACTATTTCGGTGATTTTTATTATACGCAAATAATGTAACTGGAAAATCTTCCGTAGTGTCCAGTATGATTTGTCGTGTGGATGGTTTGTAAATTACATTATTGACATATTCAACTCCACCATTAAAAGAACCATCCTTTATTTTACTAAATTTGACAAGTGTTATATCCCCACTGACAAAGTTTAGATTGTAGACTGTTCCCGATTTCAAACTCAAGGATTTATTTCCATCAAATAAAATTTGATTACCATCAAAAGTAACGGAAATGTTATTGACTACATTTTCACTATTGAACGATTTTACTAATTTTATTTCTCTACGAGAATTGCTTATCTCTTTGATTATTAAAGGATTCGTCTGTGAGAAAAAATTCGATATAGGAGTCAACGATAGATAGAAATTGGCATCGGTGATAGAATTCTGTTCAACAATATCTTTAACAGAAATTAAGACATCCCGATTTCCATTTTGAATCAAATTGGAATTTGGTGGAAAGTAGTAATCTCGGAATACATTGTTATCAATATCCTCATATCGGTAAAAAAACTTTGTAGTGGTTGTAAAGCCAACCAAAGTGGATGAGGTGATTGGTTGTTTTTGACTATTATAGACACCAATCTCAATTACATCTTTTGTCGAATTACCAAAGAAATATTCTTGTGTAGATGAACTCGTAAACAATACATTCTCTCTCGAATTTATATAGCCTACGTCATTTATCTCATTGGGTGATTCTTTTAATATATTGAACATACCTTACTATAACTATTAAAACGACTTACTAATTTACAATCAATGTGTTAGAATGTTTTTGGGGTATAAGGAAACTCAACATTAAAATCAGACTTAGATTGACCCTCTCCCCTATCAATACGAAGTTGAATAATCAATTCTCTAGTAGCGTTCAATTGAGATTCCAACCGATTTATCTCATCTACCGCGTTATTGGTTTCGGTTACCTTATATTGGAGGTTTGTAATAGTGTTCTCCAACATCTGTATAGTTAGTTGAGAATCATCATTTTGAGTATCGGGTGTATTGTTCGTCGGAGTCACATCTACGAATTCTTCAAATGCAAGTGGATATAGAATGGCCAATTTATCATCTTTATACTCAAGATTATTCAACGACAACTTTAAAAATTGTTGATTAAATACGTCAGATTCTTGTTTAAAAAAGAGATTACCAACGGAATTGTAACTGTATGTGTACAATAATGTTCCGTTTCTAAACGAATTGATTTCGTCACCAAATTTATTCAAATCTGCCATATTATCTTATGATTTTAAAAACACTACCATTATCAAATAATTGAATAGAACCGTCGTCTAACTCAGTTTTAATGAGTATTCGATAATATCTCTCCTGAGCCAATCCCGTCGTATCTAAATAGAAATAATTTCCATATTCATCACAACTCAATTTAGTATAATCATCAAAGTCAATAATGGTTTCGGAACTTTCATTGTCTTTAATAGCGTAGAAACTTGATGTTGGTAGGTATTTTGGAGTTAAATAAGCAGTCTGTGCAGACACAAATCGTTTTAGTGGGTTTTGTTCACGTGCAGATACCGTAAATTTCACCTTAGCCCCACTCTTATATTCCTTTTTTATACCTTTTATGGAAACATTCACACCGAGACTTGCGGTTACTGGTGATAAACTGGCCGTTACAAAGGATGAGTCATCCCATTTAACGTCTAAATATGGAGAATAAATGGTATTCGTCTCACGACCGAAAAACTTGAGATTACTTGTCGCATCTTCATTCAATTCATCGGAAGTGAGTAGTATAATTCCTTCGTTTGGAATACAACCACAAATCCACGCTTGGCAAATACGAGTAACATCAAGTTCTATATCTGAGGATTGGTAACTGAAAGATTGACTGCATATGTAACTAGCCCCGGAAACGGCGGAACAAAAACTTTGACTTGGATCATTGGAACAGCTGACTGGTGCCGAGTAATACCAAGTTCCCCCTCCCCGAGCAAACACCGCAACCGACGCAGTATCCAAGTAATTTGCCCCGGATAAATTTGTATCTAAATCAATATTTGGATACCAAACACTTGAAGTATCTGGATATTCTCGATAAGACCAATTTACTCCTGTATTGCCACCACCCGCAGCAAAAATACCCGTTCCCATATCCCAACTTTGACTTATTGGGTATGCATAGATTTTATAATCTACCCCAATTTCCTTCGACTCCACCGTTCGGAGATTGAGAATGAATTTTGGATTTACCACACTTCCATTAGCAATAGATTCACTAATGGTGGTCAAATCGAACTTCAATATAGAACGTTTTATGAAGGTTTTATACTCCGTAACGTAACGGTTTAAAAGATAATCATAAGACCCCGATATATACCCCGATAAAATACCCGTGAAATTCTCCAAACTACCAGTGAACCCGCATATTGAACCACTAAATGACCCCGATGCACTACCGGATACGTAATTGCTACTCGAAATACCGGAAAAATAATCAACTGTGAATGATAATGACATATGTAATAAATAATATCAAGTAGACGAAACTATCAGAGTATTTTCAGAATCATCAATCATTTGATTCTCAGAGTCGTCAACTAAGTCAAACTCAACCGCAACAATTTGGTCACATAATATAAATCCATTGACACTACCCGTTGCACAATCAATACTACCGGTGAAGGTTCCGGTGAAATTATCCATACGAGAAGATACCAATTGGTTTGAACCCGATGTTCTTGCCACCGACGCGGTAATATAACCTATAATTAATTTGTTTATAGCACCGACTTCAATATATGGATCCAACGCAAAATTTTTCTCAACGTAATCGGGATAGTTCATTACGTAAGTATCTTTTTGACAATATATAAAATGATGCATATGATTAACAACTTCCCGTATCTGGTTCTATCCACATACCACTACCTGAAATAAATGCCGACCCACTTGTTATATCTCCCGAACCAGTCAGGGAACCCGAAAAATACCCACTGAAAGATAAAACTTGTAAATTCAACCTATCTCTCGAAATTTCACTTGAACCAGTTACAACAAACGTAACAACATTACGAGTAAACGCATTTATTTCCAAAATTTCATCTCGTCCGAAATTTTTCAAATAATAATCCGGGTCATTACAAATGAATGTGTCGGATGATGGAAATATGAATTTATGCATATTACAATACTTTACCTCTAATATCGACGTCTGGATATTTTACTTCAAAAATAGTTGGGTCGATTGGTGGGTATATAATTTTATTCTTTGTTGCGGATGGTAAATCATATTCATAAATTGAATAATTATCCCCAGCCAAATTCTCGATTTCCAGATGAGCAACTGATTGAACTCCTTCAATTTTAGCAATTTCTAATTCCAATTGACCGATGTTAATTGGTTGTGAAAATTGCCATGATTCGGAATTGAAAAAGTTTTTAATGGAGTCTATACACTCCGTCAATACTTCTTTTTTGTTGTAAGTGGAATACGTCAAAATTGTAAAATCGACACCGATGTTAACGACGAATCCATCAATGATATTTATTCTATCTGACATCATTCGGTATTTCGATAGATAATTCCGTAAATTGTGTGCAAGTGCTTCGTTAACCGGAGTTAAATTGCCATTATCGTCGTATGCAAGAACATAGAGATTTATACCCAATGGATTTACGCCTTCCAAATTTACTTTACGATAGTCTTTATTTTTTTCATCAACAACGATGTTGTTGTTTTCATCAATTAATCCTTGAATATACGTCGTATTGTTGGTATATAAATCATTTTCCGTTATCACATGGACTTTAGATACCTTACCAAATTCCGCTGGCATACTCAATGTTCTCGCAATATAATCTTCTTTAGTCACCATTCTATTTTGTGTCGCAAAGTTTGAAATTGCATTTTGTTTGATTTCCAAAATACTTTCTTCACCCGCACCACCGGTAGCTGATGTGGAGTTTTCAACACGTAAACTATTTTTGATGGTATTTACCAAATTTAATTCGGATGGTAAATATTCTTCAACCTCATCGAAAGCAACTTTACTGATAGTGGTAATATCCCCAACGTTTGCGTTTGATTCTACTCCCCCACCAATAATATATTTGACCGTTAGAGTTGTATTGAATGGTGATAATCCATAAGAATTAGAATTGACGAATGCGGTTGGATCCAACGTCAAATTATATTTACTGATATTGGCAAATCCTACACCCAACAACTCTGAATTAGGTATTAAAATTTCCTCTTCCAAACTATCCGTAGATGGTCCAAATTGTATATACGTTTTGTTATTTTCGTCTACATCAATAGTATAACGTCGATTGGTTCGCAAGTATTTCAATATGTTAGGTACGGATGAACGATATTGAGAAAATGTTTCAAAATTTAATTGGTTGTTTTCAACCGGCAACTCCACTAAATCTTGGGCAAGATAATCAACCTGATACCAATTGTTGTTATCCGCGTCAATTATGCTAATCACCTTAATAACATTCGTTTCAGCCAATTCCACTCGAAGATTTGGGTTTTGACTGGTAACATTGAATTCCCGTGTAATAATTTTACCGGAATAAGCTTTGGTGGATTTTCTTAAAAGATAAAACTCCGGTTCTCCTACATCGTTTCGTGAGAACACTTCGTCGGTTCGGGGTGACGTTACACTGTCAATGGAAAAATCAAGAGTTTCTGTGGTTATAAACGCAGCTCTATTTGAGGATAATACTTCCATACCCTCCCTCACTCGCATAGCATATCTCGTATCTGGTTCGAATGTGCCGTCGGATAATCGTTTTGATGGAACTATGATATACGCATCTAAAGTTGTTATCGCGGGTTTAGTAGGTTTGGAGATGTATCCTAAATACTTAGCCAGTTGAATAACATTCTTACGTTCTTCTGCAAAATTAATCAATCCTTCTTTGTATTGATAATCAATGTAAAAAGATAAAACATCACCAACATACGCAGCCATGTCGATAAACATTGTGCCCGGTGCTGCATCACTAAAATCTTTGTAACTTCTTGGATAGTATTGTTTAGAGAACTCAATCAATCCTTGTTTCAATTGACCAAAATCTCGTCCAAGATATTTTACCTCTCTTGATTGAGGTTTAAAATTTTTATCTAATACGGTTGCCATAATTATATATTGACACTTTGTAAGTCAAATGTTACCGAATCTTCAGTTTTCGTCTGTTTGATAGTAAACGACACAGATATTCTCAGTTTATAATTATCATCTCCTACGGGGTTTTCAACATTAATAATGTCAATTTCATCAATACTTACCTCTGGAATCCAATATGAGATTTCTTCAAAAAGGATATTTTTAGCAATTTCGTTCAAATTATCCGTTTTTTGTTCAAAAACCAGCTCATACAACTTTGTTCCAAATTCCGGTGACATTCGGCGTTCACCCTTCTTGGTCTTTAAAAAATTCATGAGATTTTGTTTCACTTGATTGTTTGTATCAAATGTTTGCTGAAAATACCCACCAGTTCCCCTTATAAAAGGAACTTCTAACCCAATAGGTGCATATGATGCTGATGTTCGGGTGGCCATTATTATCTCTTTTGTTTAGCTATTTTATCGGCAGCCTGTAATACCGAAGCATAATTCTTCGTAAAGACCCCAGACAACGAATCAGGCACCGCCTCTGGTGAGTCTAATACCGAGGGGGCACTCTGTTGAGACGCCATCATCGAATTACTATCGTCATTGGGGATTTTAACGGTGGTTTCGTTTAAAATCTGATTTAGGATAGGGTTCGTTGAAAAGGTTTTAGGAGCCACAACTGGTGCTGGTCTGGAATCGGTGATTCTTTTAGACGAGTCAACCACATTTTTTAATATTTTGGTGGTATTTTCAACAACTGGTTGTTTTTGGTTCTTGAAATATTCATCCAAAATTGCAGGTAATGCGGTTTTTAACTCCGTATTAACGATTTCACGAATTAGTTTTTTAAATTGATCTGCATTCATAACGTATATATATTAAAATTTTCTCGGACTTTCTCTTCTATTTGAGGCTGGCCATCCACCGGGAACACCCGTTCCAGAGAATGTGTTTATTTTAGTTGATGGAACACCATCTACAATTTCTCCACCATCTCCACCCGGAGCATAACCCCCACCCGTCAAAAATACTCGACGACTCATAATGGTATGAATCTTATCACGTAAACTACGTAATTGTCTGATTTGCACCGGAACTTGGGTATTTTTAGGAGTCGGAACACCCACATCTTCATGGGTGTGTTCGTGCCAGTGGGTATGTTCCTCCAACCATAAACATAAGTCGTATAACCAATCAGCTAAAGTCTGACCCAATACCGCTGGTTCGTTTGTATTATTATGTTCTCCCAAATATATAGCTGGTGAGTTAAACACCGTCTTGGTATTTGTGGTAAAAACTATTTGATTATGGGCATCGACAGTATATTCACTATCAGTTGTTACCATATAACGTTTCTTCGAAAAATGTAACGTCTCCCCAAACCTAGACGCAAAAATTAATCTATCACTATGTATTACAATTTGATCCCCACTCAATTCGGGCATTTTAAACGTGGTTGCGTTTGGTGGATTAAATTTGACCTGTTCCTCACCAGAATTTGTTGAAAAGTATTTTTTGTAACACGTTGTTTTAAATCTTGATACCGTCAATCCACTTGTTATGTGAATAGAACTACCATCGTTGTTTATATCTTCAATTAAATATCCACCAACATTCTTCTCATTTGGTGAAGAGTTAACATCATCTATCTTATTTAAGAGTGGATGTAATTGTTGTGTATTATCTTTCGCAATAGGTCTTTGTCTATTACGAATCAAAATCATGGGATTGCCACCACCAACCTCTTCCTTGTCACTTTTATAGTTGTCGTAAACCCCTTTATCATTTTTACGATTATCGTCGTAGGCCCCCATTCTTATACTTTGACCAAACCGACTTTCAAAAATTGAATCTCCCTCATAATGTTTGAGATTTCGAATTTTATCATTAAACCAGAAGTAATTTCCCAAAATACCACGGAACCCCGAATAGAATCTATCATTCGTTGAATCGAGTCGAGATTCTGGCCCACGTAATTCAACAACCGTTGTGGAACCGGAATAACTCCGATTGGATATTTTCTTACCATATGTCTGTTCGTATCTAAAATCGGCGGAGGTATTGTTGTTATTTTTGGTGTTGATTTTGTTTGTATAGTAAAATTTATCCAAGATATAAACTACATTAACCACTTCATTTAATACTGGATATGTTGTAAAACTACTATCAATTGGAATTGCCCAAATCAAATTTTCCTTCTCAACCTTTTGTTGTGTATAACATAGTCTCACTAACACAGTTCCAATTGGATAATAACTTTTATCCGAAGAACTTGCTGGAAGATTATTGTAATTTTTAGGATATTCCGATGGAATGGTAATGTTTCCCATTTCCCCATTTGCAAACAGAGGATGTTTGTCGTCGAGAATGATGTCCAAAACAACCCCCGGTTCGAACTGCGGCATGTTTTCACCCACTTGGAGATATTTGACATCTCTAAAAGTGGATAATTTGTTTACATCATCGGTTGAATTATTTAATATTGTTCGACCAGATGAATTCATGATTTGATTTCCTTAACTTTTACTAACTCGGTGGAATTTTTTTGAACATCCTGCATCGCATCCAACAACTGTTTACGTTCCTCGTCAGTTATGGCAAATGATTGGTCACCATCTCCACCCTCATTTTGTTTGGATAAAATACGTTGTATAACCGCAGCTAATTTTACAAGTTGTTCATCGTTTTTAATTCCAGTGTCGAGATAATCACGAATAAGTGGCACGATAACCATTGCGTCGTTCACACTTTTAATCAACGGACGGAGTTCACTGATTAAAATATCAATTTGGTCCTTCTTTTCATTCTGATTAACTACAATTTCTTTACAGAGTGATGAGAACGACTTACCTTTATATATTTCAAATTCGATAGTTTCCATAACAATAAATATCAGATTGACCGCCTTTTACGATTTTTCCACAAATTCTTCCGATGTGACTCCGATTTGGCAACACCTTTGGTTTTTTGACGAATTTTTTCACGTCGTTCATTTTCTATTTCTTCTAAGGAAACCTTACCAAGTGTCCAACCTTTTATAGAAAGTCTTTTACCATTTAAAAACAAATTTAACCCACCACTATCAACTTTGTATTTTTTTCTAAAATCATATGGTGTAAGAGTTTCGACTATTCCCATTGATTCGTTGTAAAAGGCATATTTTGTTTTAATGTAACGTGCATTATTAATTCCTGTATGAGCGATACGATTTTTCTCTTTTTGTTTTTTTGTCTTCGGTTTACCATACATATAGGATTTTTCACCCCTATTTGCCAAACTTTGTTTTATACGTGTTTCCAGACGTCTTTCGGAAACCCCCGACCAACTTTTCAAATAATTGCACAAATTTTCCATACCGTAGAAATCTATAAATGCGGATTCTAATGATAACGCCTCTATTTCCACGACGTTCTCAATCAACTTTTCATACTTTGGAGACAAACCTTTTTTAACTAGGTCATAAATCTTATTAAACAACTTATAGTTTGTCTTGTTAGGAACTTTTCCCAACCTCACATCTTTTTCATGTTTATACATTCTATTACCACACCCCTTACCGACGTAAAATACTTCGTCTGTAAGGGGATGTGACAATTGATAGGTGTAATATTTATTAACTAAGGGAACCGTTTTCGACATAGAGCTTAGTAATCTTATTCTGATACTCTTTCATCTTATTTATCACTTTTGTAATCTGCTGCGTTTTGCACGAAGAAATTTCACGGATATAAAGATATAATGCCTTCTTATTGAAGTGGTCTATTCGATCACTATTACGGAATAACTCGACGACTGCCTCAGCAATTTTCAAATCTTTCTTCTTGGTGAATATCTCGGTGAGATTTCTATCCCAATAATCCACCATCATTGTGATGAATTGTTTAGTTTCCATTTCTTTGTGATGTGTATCCTCAGATTGTAATCTAACGGTGTTCGCTTCATTCTCTTCACTGATATCAACTTGTTGGTTATATCGTTTGTAATTGGAATTGTTATTGAATATCAGGTAGTTCTTCGCAATGATACTGAAATATGAAAATGCCTTACCTTTACCTTCTTCATATTTATGAATGTTAGCCACCAAATGTGAAAGCGTTTCTTTTTGTACTTCCAATGGACCTACATCGAAGTAACTGAATTTGAATGTGTTAAAGATATTCTCCACCAACTTTTCAAATGCAAACTTTATCTTGGTGTTGAAGATTTCATTGCGTTTATCAATATCTTCTTCTTTATTATACAATACAATGGAGTCTTCCGTATCTTTGGTAAAATACATTTTTTCAAAGGACGGTTTACGAACCTTCTTCACTGGAACCTCAACTACTGGTGTAGGTGTGGGCACCGGCGTTACTTTCGGTTTTTCTTCACAAACATCGACTATCTGAACCCTATTTACATTTTTAATTTTAGCCGATTTGAATGTCTTTTTAGAAGTAACCTTATTCCTAGAGCCGGGTTTATTCTTGACTGTTTTCTTTGTTTTTGTTTTTTGAATCATCGTCGTCATAGGTTTTTTCTTTTAAATCGTTTATTATATCAACCATGTTAGAAAAAACAAACCCAACTTCATCATCCTTTTCAAACATTTCCCGGTCGTCAATAAATTTCAGTTTAGCGTAGGTATCTTGAACCATCTCTTTGAAATCCAAAATCCAGACTTCGTATATTTTTACTTTCGTAAGACTTACGTTTAACGCTTTATAAAGAAAAATATTGATTGCCACCGACACCACTAATAAAATTGAAACTATAATTATCATATTTAATAAGAACTTTCATCATCGTCTGTATCCTCGACATATTCTTCGAGATATTCTATCGCCTCATAAACCAAATCCCAATCTGATCGAGTTGTTGATTTTCTTAACATTTTTAATACTGCGTTTATATTGTTTTCGTCCATAACATAAACTACATAGTAACCAATATTCAAAAAATCAAATTAATTTCGAAAAAGTCTCGCAAACTTCGTGTGTTTGGCCAGTTTTTTCTTTTTATCGACATTTTTTACTACATTTGATGATATTAATTCCGTGTTTGTTTCATCTGTCACGACACTATCATTCAAATTACTAATGTCAATGGTATTTATGATAATTTTTTTTTTTATCGTCGGTGAATAATATGTTATTATATGCCAATAGGAGACAAATTGCAAGTGGATCAAACACGGAAATTAATAGGGCAATGAACCATTTTACAATAGTGTCCATGGGAACATTGAATTCATCCGACACATATTTAAATGTGATTATATCACTCTTACTACGAGATTCGACTTTTACGTTATTAATAGTTGTCTGCAAATTCAATAATTCCTCGTTCGAAGATTGGATTTTCTGATTCTCTAATTCAATATTCTTTTCGTTATTAGTTATCAGGTCCAAAGTTTGCGTTTGGATTTCTTGTAATTGAATTGGATTTCGAGCCAAGAAAGTATTCGTCATTGAATCATTCAATCTCTTTTCTTGATTCACCCGAAGGCTGTCGATAGTTAATATACGACTTTTGGATTGTTCAATTTTTGACTGAGTAACCAATTTTTGAGACTCATACATTGCAATTTTTTCTTCGTATGTTGAGTTTTCTAAAGAAGATTTTTGATATGCAGAACTCAAATATCCAAATATACCCAATGAAGTAATAAACATTAATACAACAACCCCAATGGTTAAGTATATTTTCAAAAACGATTTAGTCGATTCCCAATATCTAAACAAATAACTAGTCGCTACTAATTTACCCAATTCCAAGGAGGAAGCCATAATGATTGCGGCGACCATAGAACCTGAAAATAACATGGCAATACCAATAATAGAAAAATAAGCTGCACAGGTTGCGATGAAAAAGGATGTGAAACCAACTAAATTTTTAAAAGAAAAGACGTTCATAAGACATAAATATGGAAATAAAAGAAAAAACCCCATCTTTCGATGGGGGTTTTCTATAAACCTATGTATATAAACGTATTACGTGATTAACGATTTTCTCGTTTCCACAAATCATACTCCGTTCGACAAGCGATAAAATCACCTTGATGTAGGATACGGGGAAGATTGGTCTTCAATTCGTAATCAGGATTGTAATTTTTCAAATATGAGGTGTTTGCTTCGTGATAAAGACCATCTGACAACTTAATACCCAAGGTTTCTTTCCAAGTGCAGACAATTCCATACTGTTGAAGAATATACAAAGCTCGGTCAGTGACGTCCATATATTGAAGATTGGTGTTGAACTTGAATATCTCACCACGATTTTTTACATGCCAGTCGCTGTCTTGTGGTAGATAGTATTCACCTTGTTGTCGGTCACCCAATTTACCCAAATCGTGATGAAGTGCGGCAAAAATTAGTTCTTCATCGGTGAAATCAATTTCCGCACCCATTACTGTCCATAACTTTTTGACACCCATGGAAGCTTTACAAACTCCTAAAATATGGTCTAAGTATCCACCAATATAGGCATTGTGGAAATGTGCTTTTGCGGAAGCAGGAGCGGTTATCAATCGAAGTCCGTATTCATTCTCACTATAAAGGTGGAGAAGTTTCTCCAATCGTTCACCATCGAAATTCTTTTTAAGAAATGTGATGAATGACTCGTAATTATCTTGTAATTCTTGTTCGGTATATTCTTTCATATGACATGAATATACGTCACGACCAATAAAAGACAATTTATTATATCTCTGTATTTTTCAGAGTGAGTAGATATTTCTTACCGTCGTGGGATAACTGATTTATTTTAGCGTCGGTTATGTCACCATCCTTTGCCTTCTCATAAGACAATTTCATAATTTCCTCAAGGACGGATTCTAACTTTTCCAATGTTTCTTTTTTCATATTAAGTCAATGTGAATGTTCTCCACTGACTTCCAACATAACCCTGAAATGAACCCGAAGTCAAGTTGTAAATAACCGTACCAGCTTGGACATTTGTTAAATTATTGACTTGGTTTTGGGTATATTGATAAACTGCAAATCCCATACCATCTTTACCACCCACCACTGAAACATTCGCATTGGCGCTATAAGATGATGAAGTAGAAGAACCTGCGGTGGTTGCATATGTCGAAAGACTCGATGTTTCTGCAACCACCGCAGTTTCGGAATTTTCACAACTAACAGAATGTTCTGACTCTTTGGGAATGAGATTATCCGTAAAATATCCGGTAAGTTCATGTACGGACATGTTTTTTGTTTCGGAAAAATCTCTATCCACGACCACAAGTAAATCTTGCGAGTCTAAACTAGCAGACGTAAGTGGGGACAATTCTGTTATTCGTTTGTTTGCCATATATCAACACATAAATATGTGTTTATAATTGTTTTTTGGTTTTTTTAATGATAAATTGTACTAATTTGCTACGAACAATGTCGTCTTCGGTGAATTGGAATGTATAAATTCCATTCTCCCGACTCTCAGCATCATCGAAAACATCATACATTTTCTTGAATCCACTTTTACCATTAATGTCGGCTTGGTCAGGATCACCAATTACAAAGATTTTACTGAATTCACCAACACGGGTAATCAACGTCATCAATTCCTTGGTGGTTAAATTCTGTGCTTCATCCGCAACAATGGCCTTTGCATTCCAATTTAATCCTCGGAGAAATCCAACAGGAATAGAATCAATATGACCACCTTTTTGTAAAGCATCTATATCTCCATGACTAAGAAACTCATCCAATTTATCTAATAATGGTTGGAGATATGGTGCCATTTTTTCACTACTCTCACCGGGCAAAAAGCCCAATTTACTATCACTACTTTCAACGGCGCTACGAATGTATAAGAGATCACTGACTCGTCTATCATTCATTAATTTGAGAGATGCTAAAATAGCCAGATATGTTTTGCTTGTTCCGGCTGGACCTGATACGAATATCATTTTGACATTTTTATCAAATGCCAATTCTAAGAAGGATTTTTGTTTTTCGGTTAATTGTTGTTTTTCTGTTATGGTTATTTGATTTTTTATTTTCTTGTTTTGCGGAACTACTGGGCTTTTGTCAGTTAGTTTATTTTTACTTTTTTTCATATAGTTTTAAGCAATCTAACATTTACTTTCTTAATCTTACTACATAATTCGTAGTATTCATTTTCCATACAATAACTGTATATCTGTTCCATATTGGATAAGAAATTATTTTTATCCAGCGTGATAACAAAATCGGAATTTTTGAACTTAAAAACCTCGATAACAGTGAGATCATTTTCAACAGAGTGTTGAATTGAATTGACGACACTATCCATCATTTTTAACTTATTTTCGTGGACATATGATTTTAGTTCACCATCTGACGACGGTAGAACCATTGGTTTATAGCAATTTTTTTTCATAAAAAGTTAACCGAACATAAATATCAAAATAATATACCAAAATCAAATATACGCACAATAAAAAACGTGACTATTTCTAGTCACGTTTTCAATTCAATTGATATTTTTAATCACCCTGTTAATCTTTACGTAGATTTTTTTCTACGATTTCCACCGTTGAAGATTTATCCCACTTTTGCGTCAACGATTTCCAATACGTATATTCATCAATCGCATTTTCGGGGTTATTGTATTCCAACTCCGAGACACGAAATCCATCTCTAGTGACAATGTATTTATGTGAATTGACTTTGTTAACCGGTTTAGTTTTATTAATGGTATTTGTCATATTTTTATGTTACATTAGACTTCTCATTTGTCAATGGATATTAACCTAGTAGAATTTCCTTTTCCTTTTTATCTGCGGTTTCACTTGCGGTTTGAAGATACTCAACCAATTCATTTTTTCTTTCTTCGGATAAAATAACGTGGTCAGCCCAAGGATGTCCGGTTGTTAGAATTCGCCAACACCATCGAATTCTTTCACTCCAACGTAAAATAGCGCCATTATTACCAAGATGCCACATACTAAACCAATATTGTTTATCGTAGATGTCATATTCAACTTCCAACGCATGACCACTACATTCACATTTTAATATTTTACCTCGATTATATGTCATAATTTTTATATTTATACATTACACCAATGAAAACTTCGCCCGACTATCCGTTAATTAACAGAATAAAACATTTGAGTTTTCATTTAGTTTGTATAGGAAGATTATCAGTGAAATTGATGTGTGGAAAGATATTATATTTGGAATTTTTAACGAAGGTGAAATTTTTCTTGAAGGGTGTGAAGAGAGCATTATTACCGTAAATGGTGGAGATGATGGAAGTTGAATCCATGTCTTCAATCGTTATACCGTCAAAGCCTACATGTTTAGGATGTTTAAATTTTCGAGATTGTGTTCTGAACATACCAAACCACACAACCCTTATACTCAAGTTTTCTCGTTTGGTAACCTAAGTCGAATTACCAAACACTCACGAAAAATTCGTTGAATAGACTATCGTGTGTCATCCATTCAACGGCACAACCTTTTATTAGGCTGCGACAGCAACTTCGTCCATTTCTGGAGTGAAGTCATAGGCGATTACGTTTTTTGCGTTTAATCTTTTTGATAGAAATTTTTAAGAGGCCAACTATCATCCTCTACATGCCTCGTACTTTATCTCAACTGAATCGAAACCAGTACATCCCCATAAAATTCTCAAAGAACAATACCGTCACTATACTACATCTTTTCTATTTGTCAACTCATTGTGCAAACGAACGTCGAATATCTTTGTAGATTTCTCGAAGCACCAACTTCTCCATATCCGGCGTTGGTTCTGGTTGAATTGATGTAATGTCTACATCATCAAGATATTCCGTTGTCAAATCTTCACCATGAGGTTCTCTAGCAGTCGAGTTAGAAATACTAACCGTTGCGGTATATGTGTATTCAACTTCTCCAACCATGACATACCCGGATTTTTTTTGAGTTTCCGAGTTACTATTTTCACTCACCGAAGCTTCCTTGATATTATACATCTTTCTAAATGTGTCGTATGTGTAAACCATATCTTCACTGAAAGAATAAACGCCAATATCAACTTTACCATTGGAATATTTTGCGTTGACATATTGCCATTTTTTATCACGCATCATGAATGGTTCTTCACCTTGTCTTTCTCCCACATATTCTGCATACATTTCATCGGAGTTATCTTCTCGGAGATAAGCAAAACGTCGTGACTCATCCTTCAACTGTTTTATCATTGATTGTGTATTGGGTTTTTTAATCCACGATTCATACGCCCAACTACCTTTAAATCTATCCCACCCAACACTTGCTTGTAAATTCGAGGACATTAGAAGTTCTTTGTAAAAAGCAGCTTTTTCAAAATCTTTGACCTTTAGTGCAGATTTCAATTCACGATTCATCAAATCATATTGCATGGTGTCTTTATTTGCCTCTATGATATATTCTTTGATTATACTTTTTAATTTACTCTTCTTCATACGATGTATAAATAGTTACGACAAAAAAGAAACCGCCGACTTTTAAGTGTCGGCGGTTTCTTAGAATTATCGTCCAATTGTTTAGAACTTGAATCGAACACCCGTAGTCAAAGCAAAATTACCTTCAAACTTACGAGCTGCGAGAGTCGTATCGGAGGTAACATAACTTGCATCGACATATGGAGTTACATACTTAATGCCGGTATAGGACAACTCACCACCAGCCAACCAACTTGTATGTTTATTGTAGAAGTAACCTTCAACACGGGGAGTCAACGAGACACCACGATAACTAAAGGTACGGTCCAAACCAACCGTTGTACCAAACAATTCCGTGTCAAAATCCCGAGCGACGGTGACATAGGGACTTGCAATCTTCGTTAAAACTGGAAACTTATCCAATCGTAACGTTCCATAGGCCGTGAATGTATCAGTGAAAGCTCCTGCAATAACTCGTTTTTCAACACCACCTTTGAGATTGAAGACGATGTTACCATCACCAATATTACGTGAGAGATTTGCGTCCAAGACAGCTTGTTGAGCACTTTCTCCACGGATATAATATGTCACACCAACTTCGGGAGTAACAATCTTATTCGACAACGCCACAGTGGATGCGACGAAGGCACTATTTTTCTGGAATTGCAAACCCAAGTGATTTGCTCGAGTGGTATAACCCACATCAAAACCTACTTGTGGTGTTACCTTGAACTCAGCAGCGGTTGCTGACATTATAGTTACCAATGCGACCAGCACCAAGGCGGCCAATGTTTTCATTTGTTTAATCATATTTATTTTTCCTTATATAACAATTGTCCCCGGATGACGCATCCAGTTCCAACTTTGAGATAAGTATAGGTTAAAACAACGTTGTGTCAAATATAAAAACCACCAAAGTTATAATCCCTTGGTGGTTAGTATGTTGTATAAGGTTGTCTTTTAGAGTCTGGATGACATTATTTCTTTAAAAGTAATCTTTTCATCCAATCCATGACCAAAGCCCGGTTCATCACTACGAACACGATATTCAGGACTACGATTTGGTTCGGAGGTGTCTATATCGTCGGTTGGATTTTCATATTCCTCTTCTTGGTTCATATTTGCAACGACTTTATCAACTACATCTTCGTCTCGGTAGAAAAGTAATTTATCTTGACCATGTGGTGCGTTGTCGTAAACAACAACACCTTCTTTACTATCTTTAATACACCAACCACGTAGATATGGAATTTTATAGAATCGTGACTCTTGCAATGAAGATGTTTCACCAGAATTATCCGGTTGTTTTTGAAACGATGGATAAGCGTGTGGTAAATCTTGTAATGTCATGCCTTCGGGAAGTTGTATATTGAATCGCAATACTGGTGTGCCACCCATTTTACTAGTGTCCACCTTTTGCCAGTTGTTATCCAACAATTGAACATTGGCTCGTTTCAATTCTTTGACGACATCATTGGCCATTCCCCGCCAATATTTTGGATCCAAACCCCCAAGATAAAGATTAATGGTTCCTTTTTGTTTAAATGCGTCACTACCATCGGGAGATAACATTTGAGCTCCACGGGAACTACGATACTTGGAAAATTCTTCGTCACTTAATGTTTTACGCAAGTTAACAAATACCACGTCGTCAATTTCGTGGATTATATCTAAAATGCCTGCGGAATCTTGTGGTTGACTATAATCTTCACTTTCGTTTAAGTTTGTTTTCATATAATTTTCTAATTCAAATAATAAGGACTCGGCCGTGATTTCATTTTTACCATGCTTGTCTCTAATAGTTTGTAACATACTCTTGGGATTAACACCCATTGATTTTAACTTACGTAAAATACTAATTACACTCGTACCGTATTTACTCAACTTGGTTTCCAACTCACGATACAACTCGACGGCTGGAATATACACTTCATTGTCTTCATCTTCCAATTTATCAATGGTTTGAATAATTACCTTTGAAATATCTCTCTCACCGGATAGATAAGCTGAGCGTAAGGCTTCAATAGCCACGTCTAAATTTTTGATTTTGAGTTTATAACTGTTTTCTTCACCTTTGGTCCACGTCGCACCTTTGACATGAGACTCAGCCTCGGCTTCAGCTCTTTCACGACGGAGTTCGGTTAATTTATCCAAAATCTCATTTTTGACAACCGCATCGACTTGAGGTTTTGGTTCCGGTTTCTTATCCCCATAAACTTCAAGGTAAGGTATAAATTCCATATCTTTCTTCGTAACGTCTCTATTAGGCACCTCAAAGAATACTTTATTAACATCCAGACCAGCCAGTTTTACCACTCGTTGATATAACTCCTGTTCTCGTGTCAAACCAACATACGTAATATACCACGCCGTAAAATAATAATTACCATCAACCAAGAAAACTCTAAAACGTGTATATGATTTGTCAAAACCACCATAACGACTCTCCATTACCGCTTCCAGACCACTATGACCTTTAGCTGAGTAATCATCCCCAATAAAATCCTCCAAATAATCATTTAATATATCCCTCAAGACGTTATCCTGCTCACGATCGCCAGAATATGCAATAACCTTTTTATTAACCGCACTATAACCAACAATAGTCATTTTACCACCCAATAACTTGTTTGCAAAATTAAAGCCAGTAACCACATTGTTTTTACTGATATAATAATAACTATTTTCCCCTACCTTGATGCTATCGGGACTTTCATTAATAAACATCTTTTCACTTTTCTCTCGTCTCTCCAGTTCATTCAATAAACCACCATGTTCCTGTGAGAGTTGTCTAATCATATCATGTAACATACCCATATCATGAACGACTTCTAATCCCCTAATGGCATTACCCGTTACATTATAGCCAGACCCATATTGCCGACTATAAACATTGACAAAAGTACCATCTTGAAATTTATGAGAACTGATTGGTCGATTTTTTTTAGTGAAAAGAGACATATATGATGTTTATAAATAGAGTTTTACCTCCAAAACACCCCAAGAAAAAAATTGCCCCCGTGTTTTTTTGAAAAAGAAGGTCAATTAGTCAAAAAGATGGATAGGAAAACGCTATAATTGCAAGAAAAGTGCCCCACAATAAAATAATTGTATATAGGAAGGCTAGAAAACGCTATAATTGCAAGAAAAGTGCCCCAGAGAAAAAAATGCCGTGTGTTTGTGTGTAAAAAACAGTGTTTTCGGGACAAAAAGGCCCCAAAGAAAAAAATGCCGTGTGTGTGGCGCCGACATGGCGCCAATAGAGGGGTCGGGCCCCCCCCTATCCAGAAGTGGTACCTCCCCACTTTAAGACACCCTCTCCCCCCCATATGGTGGGGAGGGTTAACCCTGTTGACATCCCCCTCCCCATCCCTCACCTTACCCCTCTACCTTCTCCATCTTTACTTCTTTGCCACCGGCCTCCTTGATGGCTTGGGCCAGTTGACAATCGGTGACGTGGCCATACTTCATACCATTGCCACATATTGGGCATTGAGTCATTGACTCACCACGGATACTCCACTCAACTCGTAGCAACACATTAAGGATGTTTGTCATGGTGTTACTGTATATTAAACCCGTTGAATGTCAATGGATTATATTAACTATTTACAACCTAACATCCATAGACATAGGGAGCAAACTCACCAGCTTCGGTATAGGTATGTTGTTCATGATATAGGTTGTTACAATACTAGCAATTTATAGAAAGTCAACGGTTATTTTTACTTGCTTCGTTTTGCGAGATATTCAGCCATATCCATTGTAGTCCAATAACCATCACGAGGGCCGGTAAACGCCCGCAGAGCTTGCGCTTTCGTGACATTGATTCCAGCCGCGCAAATTGCCAGCCACATATCACGGTGCATTGCTGCAAATCCCGCACAGGTGGAAAGGTTGTAATTGCTCGACTTTACACCTTTCAAAGCCGCAAACGCTTTCCTGTAGTTCTCCGTTTTCATCATTCGCCTTCGTTTTAGTTGTTTAACCGCACCAAGTCCGCCCGCCCGCAAGCGAGGGGAGTTGAGGGGGTTAGCGTTTGATTTTTCCCGTTTTCTTGCAGAGATACAGATTCAACCAGCCGGAGATACCGGCGATACCCTTGTGAGTGACGCTGAACGATGACTTGTTCTCACGACGCACAATCCATTCAATCGGCCCTAACTTGGCTTCACGCTCGAACCCTTTGAGATTAACCGGAGCATTCACTGTGTCACCGACTTTGATTTCGTTCGCTTTCATGTGCAACAACCTATCAGATTCTTTGAATCCGTCAACATACTTTTTTTAGTAGATAGCTAGGATATGCACGAAACCATTGATTCTATTGGGTTAAATAATCCTAAAATATTTTTTATTTTTTAGTTATTCGAGAATTTTGGATAGGTGAAATGGGGTAATCTGGGCTAGGTTGCTTTTTGCTCAGGCTCCTGCGTTTATAAAGCAAATCTAAGCGGCGCGGGCTTGGTCCGTGTTCCACCCCATAGCCTCAGCACCGGGGAGAAGCTTCTCCAACGCCTCTTTCATCGCCTCGTGGCTGTTCACGGCGCGGACGATTAGGGAGGCGCGGTCCTCGCCTTCCGTTGTTTTGTGGCTATTCACCGAACCGACTATCACGGTGCATGTCAGCGAATCCAACCACGGTGGAAAGGTTGTAGTGATAGGAGTTTATACACTTTAGAGCATTGAATGCTTTTTGGTATTTCGTAGCTTTCATAGTGTTAGAATATCTGAGTATTATAGAAAGTCAAGGGGTTTCGTTAACTTCATCAACCTCCATCACCGTCACGTTTCCATAGTGACCCTGACGAAACATCTCCCATGCTTCTTGCCGGTCAAGAGCTTGAATGGGTGCGGGATAGGTAGGATACACTTCCCATCCTCATTTCTCACAGTCACAGTGGCGGTAAATGTCTTTGTTTTCATAACTCAAACAATACCAACCATTTATAAAAAGTCAAGTGGTTTTCATAGTTTTTTTGAACTCGAAAATCTCCATTTTCAATTTCACTACCGATTTTGAATCATATTTGCAATATCCTTTGCTGCAATCCTCCAAATAATTATCCAACGAATTTTCCAATTTTTCCAGTTGTTTTTCGGGAGATACAATCGCCGATGGTGTTGGCTGGCTAACACAATCTGCACCGGGAATGTGTCGAATTTTATACATAATTATTTTGATATGAAGACAATACTAGCAATTTATAGAAAGTCAACCAGTTTTTATACATCTTCTGCACAACCATGTGAACCACAACAAGGACGAGGATTGCTATGGGGATTCATTTCTTCATCAAACGCACAGGTTTTACTGGTATAAACGTGACAACAATGACATTTGTCAGTTCCATCATCAGAATCAACGGTTTCTTTCACAATCGACTCAACCTCATAAACCTCATTGGCTGAAACGATGATAACCACTCCAGCATCAAACTCCTTACATGGTTCGGTCAAGATAACGTGATAGGAATGAGAGTGAACCTCTGTAACTATACCGATTCCTTCTACACGACCATCCAACCGAAACATTACCACATCATTAAAGTTTGCTTTCATGGGAAAACTCTACGTTAAATTTATAGAAAGTCAACCATTACTTGAGACTTTTCAACTCAGCCAAGAGACTTTCCAAATTTTCTTTACCCGACTCGATTTGTGCAATAAGTTCCCCTCGCTTTTGGTGAGTGGCTTTCAACGTGGTGAATTCAACTCCCAAGTCAATCGACGATTCATTTGTCAATGCAAACACTTGCGCGGGCCAATACCATTCCTCTCCA